AATATCCACTATATCCTGAACGTCCACTATATCCAGATGATCCAGGATTATCTCCTGAGATTCCTGAATATCCGCTGAAACCACTAATTCCAGAGTATCCAGAGAAACCACTAATTCCTGAGTATCCTGAGAAACCACTAACTCCAGAGTATCCAGAAAAACCACTAATTCCTGAATACCCTGAGAACCCACTAATTCCTGAATACCCTGAGAACCCACTAAGTCCTGAATATCCTGAGAACCCACTAATTCCTGAATACCCTGAGAACCCACTGGTGCCTATTCCTGAATAACCAGAAAAACCACTGGTACCTATTCCTGAGTATCCTGAATAACCGCTAGTACCTATTCCAGAGTAACCACTAATTCCAGAATATCCAGAGAATCCACTAATTCCTGAGTATCCACTAATTCCTGATGAACCTGGGTTATCTCCAGAAATACCAGAATATCCACTTACACCATCAACTCCAATAATTCCATCTGATCCAGAATAACCACTATATCCTGAATATCCACTATATCCTGAAAGTCCACTATATCCAGATGATCCGGGATTATCTCCTGAGATTCCTGAATATCCGCTGAAACCACTATTACCTGAATATCCAGAAAAACCAGAAACACCACTATAACCGGAGAAACCACTAATTCCTGAGTATCCGGAGAAACCACTAATTCCTGAGTATCCGGAGAAACCACTAATTCCTGAGTATCCAGAGAAACCATTTCCAGAGTATCCGGAAAAGCCACTAGTTCCTATTCCTGAGTACCCTGAAAAACCAGATATCCCTGAGTATCCGGAGTAACCGCTAATTCCTGAGTATCCGGATAAACCACTAGTACCTGTTCCTGAGTACCCCGAAAAACCACTGGTGCCTACTCCAGAGTAACCACTAATTCCAGAGTAACCGGAAAAACCACTGGTGCCTACTCCAGAGTAACCACTAATTCCAGAGTAACCGGAAAAACCACTGATGCCTATTCCTGAGTAACCACTAATTCCAGAGTATCCAGAAAATCCACTAATTCCTGAGTATCCGGAGAAACCACTAGTTCCTATTCCTGAGTATCCAGAAAAACCAGAATAACCAGAGAAGCCACTAATACCTGAGTAACCAGATGCTCCTGGATTTTCTCCGGAATAACCAGAATATCCACTATCTCCATCACCTCCAAGAACACCATCTGCTCCTGAATATCCTGAAAACCCAGATATGCCAGAATATCCAGAGAAACCGCTAGTTCCCGAATATCCAGAAAAACCACTAGTTCCTGTAGACCCATTTTCTCCGGAATATCCAGAAAAACCAGAATATCCAGAAAAACCGCTTTCTCCACCTCCAGCCCCTGAATATCCTGAATATCCTGAATCCCCAGAACCACTTGAAATATATGAAAGATCATTCCAAGCTGTAACTCCATCTCCAATTTTTATTGCAGGTGGATCATTATCTGTTTCAATTCCAATTTCACCAGAAGCTAATACCGTGTTAAAGCTAGTCCATCTTGCTGCAGTATCTCTTTTAATCTGTATTAAATATGCCATCTATAAATGCCTTTTTCATTTATGGTGATTCCGCATTTCCGCCATCAATATATTGCATTGCGTATGTATATATAGAATCAGATCTTCCGCCATCAATATTTATCGTAGGTGGATGATCAGCTCTTCCGCCATCTATATTTATAGATTCGGAAGCAGAGATAAGAGTTCCTCTAAAATTGAAGAAGTATCCAGAGGTTGAAGATATAGCATTTAATAACGGTTTAATAACATAACCTTCTGTATCTACTCTATCAACAGTAAGTGCTCCAAGAACGGTATCGCTAAGAAAATATGTTTCTTCTTCTACAAGATCTGAAAGACCATCTATGTATCCTACATTTAATAATGTAAAACTATTTACGCCAACAACTACAGAAACAATTCCAACTACTTCTGCGTTTTCCTCACTATCTGCCAATGCTTCGGTATATCCAGAAACAGCGTCATACCTTAAAACCGTTCCAACAGAAAAACCATGATTATCTTTTGTTATTGTTTTTTCAGTACCTTCACCGGACCCACTATCAACAAGAGTCGCAAGATTTGTTGCTCTTAAAGCTTCAGTGCCTGTTAGTTGGAGTCCATTTTCATCCCATAAAGTAAGATATCCTTGCTGGATTAAATTGTCTAATGGCTGCGAGTCACAGACTTCTTCAAACGATCTAAGTGGCTTGTCGTTCGCATCTCTCCCCAACAGATCAATTGAATCACCCTTTCTCTTAAGATGAATATGTAAATCTTGCAGAATTACATTGGGAATTTCTGCTCGAATAATTCTTTTAAGTAACTGACTCAACTGACAACTCCTATTTTAAGGTAATTGGCAATCCAACTATTCCAGCTGCTTGCCTTTCTGCATTAATGCGATTTATTTCTTGAGTTAAAAACGCTCTTTCCGCAGTAATTGGAGCAGATTCATCTTCGGCTCCTTGAGCATGAGTTGCCTCATGTATAATTACTTCGGCAATTACAAGCTGTGTAATGATATGTTCAGTGTCTTCAATCCATGCATTCAAATCCTCAGGAGACATTTGTTCTTGCAAATAACCTATATAAGAATCCATGCCAGCCAACAAGTCAGAGATTTCTTGATTGATCTTTTCTGGACTCAATCTAAAAGCAAGTCCTGATTTACCTTTAAGATTGTTTAAATAATTTTGATAATATTGTTTCTCTTCTTCGTTCAGTTCGTCAAAACGGATTCCTTGTTGTTCAAGATATTTCTCAATTAACAAAACTGTTAAATGCGGCTCAAAAACTCCTGCTACAGAAGGATTGTCCGTTATCATAATAAACTCTACGCCATTCAGCATTTCCGAAGGAACCATTTGCATAGCTTGTTCTGCGTCGTCACCCCATATTGAAACTATATCGCTATAATCAGTTCCTGTTCCTCCGTCTAATTGAGGAACTTTATTTACATCTCCATATTCAGTAGATGTTTCTAGTTGTGCAGATTTTTCCAAATCTTGAAGATCTTGTCTTAAGGTGTCTTCTTGTTCTTGGCCTACCATATCCTTATATTTACTTACCATATCTTCCGTTTTGTTTAAATTGATTTCTCCCATCAATTGATTAAATCTAATATTCCCAATTTTTCTCACAAGACGATGTTGGTCAAGTGATCCTCGAAGATGAAAGTATTTAAGAGCATCTAAGATTACTTCATTTTGTGTTCTATCTTTGTCTTTTTCGTATAGAGATGCAGAAACATAATTCATATTCCGTTCAGAAAACCTAAAACATGCCTCTACATCTGGAATGTCTTGTGGAGTAAAGTCATTTTCATTCATTTTATTTTCCTCGATATTATTCTTTATCCATTCTTGATCAATTATCTCTCCATTTAAATATCCTTGCCAAGCTTTATCTAAAATTTCTCCAATATGAGGTCCACTCTGAAGTCCAGTAACTTCCATAATATCATGTCCGGTTATTGGATTGAGTTTTTTCTTCAAAAAACTATTAGCAGAAATCATTGCTTCTTTTTTTGTGTTTATGATTCCCATTAATTGTTTATCTCTAATGAATTTTAATGTTTCTCCAATTATAGGCCCAGGTTTATTAATGATAGAAAGGATATCCCTTCCGGAAAGGAGAGGGGGAACTTTCCCTTCGTAAGCACCTTCCTCGATAGCATGTTCTGTCATTTGCTGGGCTTTGTCTGGTAACCCGCCAGGAAGAGGAGGTCTTCCACTATGATCGGATTCTATAACATACATCAATTCCTTTAAGGTGGCAGGATATATCTTTTCAGCAATTTGTCTAGTATTCACTTTTTTTGATTTTTGATCATAATCTAAATGAACCATATGAAATCCAGCAAGAGGAACTGCCTTGTCTATTATTTTTGATTTTATTCCAATACTTTCAAGGAACGACTTCGTAAGAGGTCCACTTAAATCAGCATGACCTTTAGATGTTATCCTTGTAACGCCATCCCTTTCTTCTTCTGCTGTTGTATCTGGTTTTCCGAGATCATGTCCTAAAACACTGGCAATCAATACTGCACGATCATCTCCAGTAATACCTTCTCTAATTGCGATTTCGGCGGCTGCATTCATAGCGAGTATGGTGTGACGGATTACGACCCCTTCGGGATGCCATGTTTCGTCCTGCAAAGTACCTATTAAAGAATTCAATTCAGGATATCTTTCAATCCATCCAGTATCTATTAGATATTGAATTCCATTACCTGGATACTTTCCTTTGGTAAATAATTTCATCCATTCTTCAGATTCCCTTTCTTTTACAAGTGGGGCGTTTTTTAAAGAATTAGCCATTTCTGCTGTTTTTTCATCAACAGTAAATCCTATTACTTCGACATCTTTAGACCCACATTTATCACATTTTAAGTTATTCATATTCTTCTCTTTTATATCGTGATTCATATTCATCTCTATATTCTTCAATGTTTTTTATTTGTTTTTTATGTATCATTCCATGATGGTTCCGACATAGAATAATTAGATTTAAAATATTATTATTGCATCTATCCTCGTCTAAATGATGAACTAAAACCATTGCGGAAAAACCGCAAATATAACATTTATGATCCATTTGGGATAAAGCCTTTTTTCTATACGACCCTATTCCTGTTTGTTTTTTCATGTAAAATGTTTCTTTTAATCCTAAAAGTTTTCTTATATTTTTATATCCTCCATGATATTTTTCAATTGCACTTTTTGGACTATATCCTATTTCTGCTTGTATTACTGTTGCAGAAGGAACTGTTCCATATTTGTCGATTAACGGTTGCAACACTTTCTTTAAATTTTCTAAATTACCATAATAACCATTTGGTTGAGTTCTTGAATTTTCGTATAATTTTGGCAATCCCAATCTTTCCCTTACAGCCTTAAAGCCTCCAAAATATCTAAAGGCATCTGATAGACTTCCTTTCCCCTCCTCTTTCATCACGTTATAAGAAGGGATGGTTCCATATTTTTCAATAAATGGTTGTAACTCTTTTTTAAAATTATCCCAACTTTGCCAATACCCAATAGGAACATAGCAATTATTTTGCTGTTTTTTTGTTTGTATAATTTCTATATTCATTTTTTTAGCTACTTTTTTTGGACCTCCATGTTTATATATTGCACACATTATGTCTTTTCTATTATTTCTTTTAAAATAACCACAATTAGGTAGACCTCCATATTCTTTCACATAAGGCATTAACGCAGATTCTAAAGTTTCAAATTTTTTCCATTTTGATTCTCTTGATTTTTTTTCCATAATATAAAAACCCCTCCACAAAATTAACTTATCCTATACAATACCGTAAAGGGTCTTCTTATTCCTTTGTGTGGATTTGTTTTTCTCCGCATTTTTTACATTTTTCTATACTTAGTCTTGAAATTAGTTGCATTCCGCGAAGCACCCTCAATGGATCCTCTGAGAATTGATCACTCGTGGCTCTCATTATTCCGTTTTCAATATCATCAACTCCACCAAAATAATCATGCAATTCTTCCTCAATAGCGTCATATGCAAGAGAATTAAATGTAAAATCTCTTCTTGACGCTGCTTCTTTTGGATTTATATTTGGATCAAACTCAGTAGTAATTCCACGACCACGGTTACCGCCCATTTCTCCGATTTGACTAGGATCATTTTCTGTCTTACTATCTCTTCTCGGGATAGAAAAATCATAATCTTGTCCTTCTTCGTCTACCAGCTTAATTACTCCAAAGGCTTTACCTACTAAATTGATTTTCCCATATGGTTCAAGCATTTTAACAAGATTATCATAATCTGTTCCGTATACTTCTATATCGATATCTTTTGATGGTAGGCCAATTATTGCGTCTCTAACAGCACCTCCTACAATCAAAGATAAATGTCCGTTTTCTCTCAAATAATTCATTATTTCAAGACATTTATTTGAAATAGGTATATTTAGTTTTTTATTATAAATACCTTCTAGATTATCTTGAGATGTTTTGTACCATTTTCTATTTTTATCGGGAACAGGAATGTCTAGATTCTTTACCGTAGAAGACTTTTTCTCAATATCAGCATACCAACTACCGTTTTTTTTCTCAATCATTTATCTATACCTTTTACTGGTTTGAACCTCTATTCATGGAAATTAAAACTACATCTGGAACATTATCTTGTCCCATGATAAACTGTCTCATTATATTTATCATGTTATAGTTTTGACTGAGAATCTCAACAGTTTGATCTAATTGAGAAATAATTTCTGCATTTCTAGTTGGAAGATTGATCGTTGGGCTAGATAACGACGCTTGCAAATCATTTAAGTTCTGTATGTAATTTGCTAGATCAAAGAAATATTCTCCAGTTGTTGCAAATGCGTAAACGGTTTCTATATTCTGATCGTCTACTCCTGCTGGACGGAGAAAATTTTCAATTATAGAATCCTTGAATTGTTCAGGGTCTATATCTCCTTGTGGTTCTTCTGCGTTTATATCTGTATCTAAATTCTGATTATTTTGAAATGAAGTGTCGGCAGCATCTGAAGATACCAAATCTCCCTCAAGGCCAACTTCGTTTAAATTTTCCTGAGCAAATTGTTTTAAATTTCCTAATCCGGCAAAAACATGAACTGGTTTTACATCCGGAGACTTATCTTCCGTGTCTATAGTTAAGCTATTACAATTAAGATGAAACATTTTACCCTTCTCCATTTGAACGAGTCAAATTCAAAATTTTATTGCTTCTATCTACTTTCTTTTTATTAATAAACTCTGGCTCAGGATTGTCTAAATAATAACCAGACCTAGCTCGTTCTAATATATTGAATTTTTTTTCTGTCCTTTGCGTTTGCTCTCTTTTTTTTCTTCTCATATATGCTTTATGTTTTTCACGATCTTTAAAAAGTCTATTCATCATTGGAGTTTGGGCAATTTTCATTGTCGAAGCTGTTGGGGAAATGGTAGTGCCAAACATTTGCTCTTTTATTCCCTGTTGTAAATCTGCATTACTTGGTAAATGTTCTAATAGTCCATATCTTTCGTAAAACTCAATAGCCCTTTGAGGATCTACATCCATTGTCTTCTTAATTGTTCGCTGAACCATTTGACTATTAGGATGCTCTTGAAGAAACTCTACAAGATAAGGAATGAATTTTGGAATCTCTCTTTCATAATCTTCATCTACCGTCAAGTCAAACTGAACTGTAAATCTAATTCCTCTTAGAATGATCTTGGGATTAATCGCTAGAGTCTTCTTTGGTTCCAATGGTGTTCTAAGAATTTTATTTTCTATGTCTGAAACTCCATACCCAGTAACATCCTGAATACCACCAGAATCCGGATCAAACAATAAAGTATTAATCGTAAAATCTCTCGAATAGACATCTTTATTTAATGGCGTTGGCTCGACTCCAAGTGAATAAAGCTGATCTATAATATGAGGAACATTAAAAAAAGCATTATGAAATTCTATATCTCTTCCACTTGGCATTTGAATAAACGCTGTACCGGAAGATTCATATATTTCAGGTTCCATAAGGTTATATTTTGCAGATACGAAAAATGCTAAATCAAAGGCATTGCCATAACCTTCTGTGACATCAAGATCGGTATCGTCAGAAACTCCCAATCCCATGACAAGATCACGAGGAAACCCTCCAACTACATATAACTTCATTTGGAGGTCTTTTGCAACGACATCTATTTGAGCTAAATCTTTAGCTATTTCTGATGGAAGCTGTATCATTTAAAAACAACCTCGTTATCATTCTTAATCATTCTTCTTCCTTTCGTTATACGATACTGATTAGGAGCGTCTATATGTGATTCAATTACATATTTAATATCATAAACATCTGGTTTAATCGATCTTGTTTGCTGTGCGTTTAAGCGTTTTATATCTAATACTTCTCCTGAGGCGTTACAAAAAATAAGCGAAATTGGAAAATCAACATTTTTATTCCAGAATGTATGCTGTCCTTCTCTTGGGAAATCGAAAAAAGCACATTCATTTTTTTCCAAAGGACGATGATACATCAACCCTCTTGTTCTTTTCATATCGGTATCTGCGAGAAGAACAATTTTCATCTTGAGTTTATCTCCGTCATAATAATTTCTGCAAAAGCTTTAATTCTATGGACGGGGACAGAAGACTTTGATGCTAGAGCTATTTTTCCTGAATTATCCAAAATCCTTTTCGACAGATGTAATACCTTGACTAGTTCTTCGTCTGTATATTCTGTCAGACTCTTTCTCTCACCACTTGTTTTTTTTGTTTGAATTTCGTATGAAGAAAATTTGATTGGTTTAATGTTTTTCTGAGAAAAAGCTTTTTTAGGAATTGAAATAAATCTTGTTCCAAATTTTTCAGGATGACTTACCCTAACTAAAACCTCTTTTCCGAAATCATAGCTATTTTTTGATATAAGTTGTTTGGAAGCCTGTTTACAGAATGAAGATTCTTCTTCGTTTAAAATGGATTCCTTTAGAACCCTTTTACCAATCTGAGTAAGTCTAAAAACCCCTTCCTCTCCATCTATTAATCCCTTTGACTTTAGTATGGAAATATTTTGATGGGACATATCTTCGGCAATTCTCATTTTATCTTCGCCAAGATCAGTGGACTTTAACCACATCTCTTTCATCGCCTCCTTTTCCCTCTTCCCAGCCATTGGTTCTAGCAGAACAAATAATGGCTGATTCTGCATAAATGGAAGTAGCGAACTTATATCGCCTGGATCAAAATATTGTGCTTCTGACTCAATATCCTGAATTTTTCTGATTGGTAATGGCATCTGATTTCTCCTTAATTACTTTACAATATATTTTGTTTCATCTACGCCTAGCGAATGTGTCTCTTGGTAAACGCTGTATTCTTCTTGCATTAAAATCTTCTATTCCACCCATTGGTTGACCGGACAGAAGTTTTTCAGTAGTTTCAATTACAGTATTAAATATATCAGTTAAAGCGTCTCCGTCAATAGGTCCTTGACTTTCTCTTTTTGAAACTGCATCTTCTATAACCTTTTCCGTTTTATAATCAAGACTAGTAAGCCCCATGTGCTCTGCAATTTTTTGCTTTATAGATTCCAAATTTAATGAAGTATCTTCTACTAATTCTTCAGCTTGTTTATACCATCCTCGCATTGTGAATCTCCTTAATATGGTTTCAGCATGCCCATATTTCCCTTCTCCTGGACATAGGTTGACCATGGAACAACTCTTTCTCTCATATCGCTATTAAATCTATTTTTATCCATTCCAGATTGATACCATCCTTCGTTATCATCTCTGTTATGTGGCCAAGCACCTGGATTCCCTTTGCGTGGGTTACCAGGATTATATCTTGGATCTTTTTTTCTTCGTCCTCTAATTTTATATGTATTGGCTGGAGCAATAGCATCTCCGCCAGTATCTACTTTTTCTACTCTAATATATCTTTCTGAACCATTTTTACCCTTTACCTTGATGACTTTGTATGATTTTCTATTCTTCTGTTTCCAATCGTCATATTCTTCTAGAGCATATTCGTTCATTTGAGACCATGGAATAACTCTTGCGTCTTCGCTTAAGTCAGTTCTACCCATCATCTGATTCGCCGGATTGTTATATGAAATACCAGGTATCGCTGGAGTGGCTGCTACGGTATACGATCTGCGAAGTGTAATTTTATTACTAAGCCTTGTTGATTTTTGTGTTCTAATTCTTTGTTTTTTAGGTTTCTTCGTATACTGAATGTCGAAAGGTTTCATTGAATGTTTGCATTTTGTGCATTCGTATGTCAGATAATCATCTCCATCAATTGAAATGCTATAATTTCCCCAGATTCCATTCTCAGATAAATCAGCACCACAACCGTTGGCCCCTGGTTCTTCGCCACATCTATCAAGTTTAATTGGATCTGACGAATCTTTATTCATTTTACGAACATCAGTTATCATCCCCGGTAATCTCTGTGAACCATCAGGAGAAAGTTGATTTCCTCGTAAAAGATTTTGATCAGCAAGATTCCCCGGAGTCATCACAGCATCTGGGCCAATAAATTCATTTGCCTGCTTGTTTAGTCTTTTGTACCAATTATCTAACATTTCATACTGTTCCTTCAGACATGTATTATGTCTAATATATTCGAGTATCAAGACCAAAATTCCTTGCACTAAAAAGAAAAGACCCATCTTTATTCTATGGAATAAAGACGGGCCTAAACAATTTACTTAATAAAACTTATTAGAGATTTAAATGTTCATAAACCTTTTTATATGTCGTTTTACCGATTGCCTTTTCGCAGACATCTTTATTTGATGGATCTAAAATTTGAGATTGGGAAGTAATACCTTTTGCCTCAAGGTTTTCTGCCCTTTTCTTACCTATATTCGGAATATCGACTAACTCTGCCAATGTTCCGCGAACACCATACTTCAACCTACATTCAAGATTCTTCCAATCTCTACCCCATCCAAATCCCGGAACTTTACCTGGATTTCGTTTATGGAAATATCTTCCGACATACATGTCGCATTGTCTCAAAGTGGAGATAACTCTTTCTATGTCTCTTGTTATACCCATAAAATACGAATTTAAAGGAGAACTAACCTCTTTGCCGCTTAATAATCTGTAAAAAATAGCTACATACTTTATGTTTGGATTGTTATCTGGAGCCATATTCAGCAAATTTGCCACTTCCATAACATCTTCTGTGGCTTTTTCAAGATTAGTGATATAGACGCCTGCACTTGGTGCTTGAACAAATTTCCTAGTAAATTCATCATACTTCCATGTAATACCCCAGTTATAACATCTTGCTAATGCAGTAGCAATTCTTAAATTATCTTGAACTTCGACATCATATGGGGCTCCTACTTTTGTTTTTATTCTATAAATTTTACTAAAATTCTTAAACCAATCAGACACATCGAGAGGGCTCATGTACATTTTGGCGGTTATTTCGCCAAGTTTTGTAGCCTTATATTCTCCATTTTTTAGCGATATCATTGATCGCATACGCAGATTTTCAAGAACCGTGTTACATTTTTCAACTGATAATGGTTTTCCCTGAAGACTGGCAAGTGTCTTCTTATACCATTCGAAAAAGTCTTCTGCGTTTTTGATAATCCCATCACATATATAGGAAAGAATATGGAACATCAATAGATTAGGATCACTAAGAGTTGATTCGATTAGATAGTCTTGAAAAATTCTCTTTTGCTCTTTTGCTTTCTCATGAGCTGGGATAACGACTATTGCATCACCTTTATCGCTCCATCCTGTTCTACCGGCTCTACCAATCGCCTGAATAATATTTGATGGATGCATTGGAGTTAATCCAAATTTTGTATGTGACTGGATAACATATCTTGCAGCTGAATTAATTCCCCAAGATAAAGTGGTGGTGGCAATCAATACATTAAAGTCTCCATTACGAAAGCCTTCTTCAATGTCTTTTCTCCCATGAACAGTTATACTACCATTTTCACCTTTTATTTTCTTAGTTTCTCGTCCAATATCAGCATTATGGAAACGATGATCAATTTTCTTTCTTAGTAATTCTGAAGACAGTTTTCTACCAAATGCTTTTGATCCGGTAAATACCAATATTGGCTCATCCTTATAGCGATCAACTAGATCTACTACTTTGGAAAGTCTCTTTTCTTCAATTTTCGCATATGCTCTTTGAGAGCTGAATGTTTCAACACGTTTATTCAATTTACATGGTCTATAACTACTAACGATCATTTTTGACGGTCTGCCAGTCATATGTTCTAACCATTTCCCAAAGTCATCTACATTGGGGAGTGTTGCCGATAGAAATAACGCTCTTGATTTTGGAGAATTTTCAAAGTATTGAATCAATCCAACTTCTAAAGCATCACCTCTTCCTTCAAGCCCGATTAAATGACAATTTGAAACTAAAACCGAATTTGCGAAATAATTATGATTATCTTCAACTTCTAAATTGTAAACATGTTTTATTTTTCCGCTTCCAAATTTATTGACTTCAATTACCTTACAGTCATGATTTCCTATGAAAGTTTTAATTTTTTCTTTATCTATTTTTTTAGCATCTAGATATAGGCATTTGTATTTAATTTCATTATATTTTTTTATTATTTCATTTTTTTCTTCTATAGTATGCCAATATTCAAAATCTCCAACTTCTATAACCTTTTTCTGTCCTTCGATTATAAAATCTGGATTTTTATTTTTTCCATTTTTAAATCTAACCCAAAAAGATCCGTCTCCAGTATATTTTAAATCTTTTAATTCCATTTTAATTATTTCTAATTCACATGATGTCTTTCTGTCTTTATTATAATATGGAGCATTCATGAAAATTTGTATTCTTTTATTCCTTTCTTCTTCAGGCATATTATCCCACCATTTTTTTATTCCATATTTCATTTTTTTCAATGTATCTTCATGCCTGAATACAGGATTATTTTTTCCTCTCCTTTTCTCTCCCATTTTCTTCATTGATTTCCAGAATTCAGGATTGTTTAATCTTTTTTTTGTATCTTTTTCTATATCTATTTTCGAATGCATATCATTATGAGCAACTTGAGTATGACCCATTAGTTGATATTTATTGTCAAATTTTCTATTGCATAAATCGCATTTAATTGAATATTCAATTCCATGATTTTTCATATAATGTTTAGATAATGTTTTTTCATTTTTATAATATGTTTTGCATTTCTCACAATGCCAATTTTTTTTTGCTGTTTTGTTTTTATGAGAAGATATATGTCTATTCATTTCACCTTTCATCAAAAAGGTATCAAAACATAAAGGACATTCATATTTTGTTCCACAATTTTTTTTATGTTTTGTAAAATCACTAAACCTTCTGTATATCCTGTCACATACACTACATTTATAATTCATTCCTCTTAGATGACTTTCAATATAATGTGGAACTAGTATTTTCTTATGTATTTTTTTATTGCAAATTGGACATATATTATCTCTAGATGTACCTATTGTTTTTATAATGTCATTTTCTTTAATATTTTCTGCCTTAATAAATCCTTTATTTTTTACCCATATTTTATGGTTTTTAGTACAGACAATTTTCTTCTCGTCTTCATTATCGTTTAAAAATTTTATAGAAACCATTCCGCTTCCAGAAAAATCGTTTTTTATTTTTCTAATAACTTTTTTCTTTTCAAATTTTTTTTCTTCAAAGTTATATGACATTACATGCGTTATAGAATCGGATTCGTATATACTTTTAATTGGGACTTCTATATTTTCATCAATTAATATTTTTGTTTTAGCAGGAAAACATTCATCAGTTACTAATGTAGAATCTTTGAGCCAGGTATGTACATTGAAAAAACGGCATTTCGAATTGAACATCTCTGGCGTCAGTATGATTAAATTAGCCTTTTTTAATCTACTTTTTAGCTCATCGGTGACATCTATGTCCCCTGTTAATATTTCAATTCTAAATTTACTGAAAGTATGTTCTTTGCTTGTCCATTCTCGATATTTTTCATCAGCCAAAGCCTTCATTGGAGCGATGTATAGAACTCGTTTTTTCGTTTTAATTGCTCTTGCCGCGAATAACTCAGCGATAACTGTTTTACCACCTGATGTTGCGGCAGCAACAACGACATTTACATCATCTTCTTCGTTATATGGAAGATAATCGCTCTGTGGTGGATTCAAATATTCAAACGGTAATGAGAGATATTCTTTCACCTCATCCGTATGAACACATGGATATGGTTTATTGTGCTTACCAAGAGGTTGCACAACTTTTGTTGGATATTTTTTTGGCATTTTTTTCCGCTTTCCAAGAGATTAATTTAAAGGCGACGCTTTCTCTTACGGAAATTATACGATGATTGAGGTGAGTTTTTTGATTTCGGTTCTGTTTGATGTTTTCGTGGAGACATAAGTCTTTCTTTAATTAAATCGATATGTTTCTGAAATTCACTTCTTGCAGGATTATCATCTATATCATTATTTTTTTTATTTCGTTTAAATTGCCTAGATAATCTGTCAAGCTTCTTAATCAATCCTACTACTTTACATGGACGAATCATGATTTTTTGAGAACCAGAAGACATTGGCTTCAAAAATAAACTGATATTGTCATGAGATATATTATTGTCAATACCTATGAATTTTTCCAACAAAGTAACAAGTCCAAACATTTCTTCTGGAGTTTCTGGATCGTGTAAACCTCTTGCAACAACTGTTTTTAGAACAGTATATCTTGATGCCGCGTTTAGTTTCCTGTCTTGTTCTTCAAAACCATCTATAATGATATCAAGATTATTAAACAAAAATTCTTTTTGTTCTCGATTAAGATTAAATGCTTTTTTGTAAAGATTATATAACACTTTTATCCCTCTATGAATTCAAACTTGATATTGTTTTGCTTTAGAAATGGTTTTACCACATCAATTGGAATAGCTGCATTTAATCCGGAATCTCCACCTTCTTCAGTATTGATTACAGCTGCTGCAATTCCGATTACTGCTCCGTTTGATATCTTAACAACCGGACCTCCGCTATTCCCTGGATTGATATTTGTTGACACGAATAGGTATTGTTTGGCACCCTCACCTTCTTGATAGTCAATTGGAGAGCTTGAAACAATTCCTTTTCCTAGAACATTTTCAAATCCAAGTGGAGTTCCAACGGTTATGATTTCTTCTCCGGGGCTAATCTGACTTGAATTTCCAAGACGCAGAGGACTATTGAATGCGAAAGATGGATCTGCGATAGAAATGACTGCGGCATCAATGTTTACGTCATGTGCGACAATTTGACCTGGATAATCTTGTTTATCAATACGTATCGAAATCTGAGCATCAAGTGATTTAAATCCTGGGATAACGACGTGGGCACATGTTAATATAAGATTTGGACCTATGAAAAAACCACTACCTATTTCACGAACACCATCCAAGGTTGTATTGATCGTAATCGTTGATTGAAAAACAGATAAAGTAATATCTTTACTGTTCTGTTCCGGTTGAGGCTGCTGTGATTGTTGCTGTTGTGGTTGTGGTTGCTGTTGTTCTTGCTCTTCTTTGTCTCCTTTCATGATTTCTTTATATGTGTTAGAGAACCAATCAGAACCTCCCCATGTCGGCATTTTTGGCCCTTCGGTTCCCCATTGAGATTCTTTTTTCAATCTATTAAAGAAGGCACTAATAGTTGTTTTTTTTATTCTTTTACGATTTTTTTTCTTTTTCTTTTTTTTTAATTCTTCTAATTTCTTTTCTACTAGTGGATTTTTATCGTCTTTCTCCATATATCGATTAGCGTGTCCTTTACCCGTACTCGGTTCAAGTAATCCAAAATGTTCATCTCCACCAGCATGTCCCCATGGAGAAGTACGAGTTTTGTCGGTAAGCTCGGAAGGACCAAATGGATCTACTCCGAAAAGACTGGAAATTTTATACCAATATTGATTTTTCATAAGAAAATCTCCAACCTTTAACTGTTTTTATTTTTCCGCTTAAACACATACTTATGTTAGAAGAAAATAGACCTAATTTTTTAGCAGCATTAGTTTGTGAATTAAAATCTATAATTTTATTTCCTTTTTTAGCATAAAATACCTTATAAATATCTGTTTTTATAATTTCATCATAGTTAATTTTATCATATGAAAAATGCCATCCATCAACTGTGTTTCCATTCCCCTTTCCGTTTAGAATTGCATTAATATAATGTCTTTTAATTCCAATTGATCTTTCTCCCTCTCTTTCACTATAAAATTCTAAAATTAAATTTTCTTTTTGTGCGAAAAAAAGATTTGGATGATTTTCATCTTTATTATATGTAAAAAACCAGCCGTTTGATGTATTTCTTTTTCCTTTTTTCTTTAATATTTCAGAAACATGTCTTCTGTTACATTTGATTTCTTTAACCGCATCTGATATTAAATTAAATTCCAATGTCCAGCCGTTTTTCTTAGCAAAAAAAGACTTTCCTCCCTTTTTTCTACTTATTTTTATTTTCGTTTCCGCTGAATGTTTTCCGCCTCTTCCACCGTCTTTTATATTATATCCTATATTTTTATCTGTTGAATCGAATTTTATTATATAAAAAGATTCTAATTCATCTAGTTCTTTTTGATTATCTGATTCTGCTAAAATTTTCCAATCAAAATTATCTTTACCGTATTTCCTTAGTGATCTGCCTATTAACATAGATCTTTTTTCTCTATAATGATTCCCAATTCTTGTTTTTAGACTTTTCCATGTTTGGCCAATATATATTTTTTCATTTATTTTATTTTTCCCAAGATATATGATTCCTTTTTTCATTTTAATTAATCTTCTTTATTTATTTGATTTTAATTGCTTTTTCATCTTAATGTTTTTTCTTTTGTCTTCGTTTTCATATATCTCTTGCCAAATTACAGGAACATTTTCATGACCCCTAATTTTTACATCATCTTTATCCCACATATCTGGACGATGTCCTCCGTCAGATTCTCCAGCTTCCTGAATCTGCACCTCTTGAATTCGAGATTCTCCTGGATTATCCTGATCTATCTGGACTTCGGTAATCCCTTCTGCCTCCCCTCTTGACAATTTATTGTCATAATCACTATCGTCGAGTTGAGTTTCTGTTATTTTCATAACTTCGTCATCCGTATGTGCTGGAATCAACTTATTCATAGCAAGCAATTCCTCAATAGTATGTGAGACACTTTCTTGCCCAGCGGCTACTTTTATGTTGTTTACATCAATCTCGAATCTCATTTTATTTCTCCTGTTGTTCTTTATTACCTCACTTTCTATATTCTGCAAGAACGTTGTCCTTTCCTTTGAGAAATCACCTTTGTCCAGTTCTTACGAGTCTAATTCTAGGAAGAGTGGTTAGACCCTGAGCTCCTTGACACATGGAAAAAATACATCCACCGAGACAATCTGCCAAGTCGTCAAACGGATAATCATTATCATCTGGTGTGTTTTCTATAACTACATTGTTTTTTGTATATTTTATCCTTATATTTTTTAATTCTCCTACCACTTCCGTATCATCGTTACATAACTCAATTCTGCCAGTAATGAAAAAATCCCTCATTGTTTCGAATATTTTATTTTTCATCGCACCTCTAAAAGACATTTCTCTGAAATTTATTCTTTGATTTTTTAATTTTTTTTGTTGTTCAAGACTAAACATCTGATCCGCTGTTACCGCTACAATTTTGAATTTACTAAACAATGGAAGAATAAATGTATCCATAATCTCATCAGGATCTAATACTCCCCCAGATTCTGCCTGAAATGTTTTTGAATAATCTTCAACAGCTATATCTAAAAACGATCTTGAATCATTATCAAATCGTTTTTCGAGATGACATACCATAACTGCCCATCTGTCTGAGTTTCTTGCTGGATCAATATGCATAAAATAGGGGGTTCCCATAATCCCCTCTCCTCGTTTATACCAGTTTTCACGACGATTTGACGCATCCTCAATTAATTGATGTGGAATAAATATGTTTCCACCAGATTTTCTAAACTGAGCTCCGTATTCGGAAGCAGCTCTATCTGGATTTTTGTCAAATTTATCCTGAAAGCTTGATCTTGTAAAGTTTGGATTTGCGTTCCATGTTGGGATTTGGAACAACAACATTGTATCTATTTGTTTCGCTGAACGACAATGGTCATGGAAAAAACCACTTGGGAGATCAGGTGTTGAAATTACTATATTTCTTCCGTCTCCAGAAGAATAAAACGTCGAAGTAGATGGTTCAATTGCCGTATAGACCTCTTCTGCCGAAGCTCTTCCGCTAGAGTCAACATAGTGAGCCATCTCATCGTAAATACACGCGACAGTTGAATGACCACGTAACGCTTGAGAGTTTGAGTTTCCACATGCAATTACGATGGATCCATGCTGGGCTTTTCCTCCTGACTTTTTGATTCTTTCATTTCTTTTTATGTCGGTGTCTGTAAGGAGGTAAATCATATCCTCAGTTACATGGCCTATTCTTCCGTAAAATGATGGGCAGTCATATATGAAGTTTTTAATTTGACTAAATATGATTGTTTTAGCCTGTTTTTCTGAAATAGCTGTATTGATAATCCAAAGTTCACCTCCAAGCTTTCTTTTTTCGTCTCCGTAAAAAGCGTGAGGATCTTTCATCGCAACAAGTTTGTACGCTTCATAAACAGCTATCAGAGCACTGAGCCATGATTTTCCAGATCTTCTCCCCAATACCAAAACTATATCTCTAAAAAAGCTATTACTTGGGTCTTCTGAAAATGTTTTTCTGTTTTCTTCTAGTATTTTAAGCTTTGAATGTTCTCCGTACAAAAGCCAATCATTAGGTATTTCCCAACTTTTAATCTCTTTTATATCTTCCTCTGTAATTTCTAGATTTTCGTTAAATCGATTCCCAGCATATAAGAATTTTAAAACAATTTCTTGAGGAAGATAAGGATACGCAGATAATAAATTATTAGCAAAAGAGACTACATCAAGAATCTTTCCATCTTTTTCTACTTCTTCTTTTTTTATTTTTTTTATCGCATCGCTCAACAGCTCATGCGGATCAAATACTACTTGCTTTGCTTTTCGTAACGCCATCGCCTCCCCCTCTATTCTTCTTCTCTTTCAGACACAACCTCTCTTTCCGGTATCCCCTCTAAATTCATATTTAAGAAACTAGTTAATATATCCTGGGCATCTGGATGTTCACCTAATGCCTGTATGGCCTGTTTGATAATGGTTGCCATAAAACGTTCCATTTCTTCTCTTTGTTCTTCTTCCGTTTTGCCCATTCCAATAATTTCAAGTTCCATCTGATAATATTCTCTATACATTTTTGCTAAATCAACAAACTGTTTTGACATTCTTTGATGCATCATTTTTGAGTCTTTTGTTTCTAAATCTTCTCCTTTATTTGCGTGAATATCAAGCATGAAATCCCATGCCATCTGTTTAATTAGATTGAATCTGGTAGAATTATCCTGGGTAGCGTCGAGACAGCGTTCTTTCAACTCAGAAAGTCTTCTTTCTCTGATAAATGCAGTTTTCGTAATAAAAGGATCGATATGCTCTTTGAAGTGTTTATTCCATATGTCATCTGAATATTTTTTGTCAAACGAGTCTTCAAACCATTTTGAGACTATTGAAACGTCTTTTTCTTTATCAAAATAAATTTCAGTAACTTTATCGCATACTCCATGATTGCAGATCGGACAAGCTGATGATACGGCCATTGTTGGTCTAGATTCTAGATCTCCCATATTATCTTATCCCCATTGATTTTCTCATAATTTTTTTATCAACCTCAATAAGTCTTTGTCTGTTTACTATTATCCGAATAGACCAAACTCCAAACAAGAGCAATTCTAAATCTTCTTTTTCTATTATTTCGTCTGCCCGGTCTTTATCTGGAATATTAACTGCCAGGGCATAATTATCAATAATCAATCCTTCAATTAGAGATTTTAAATCAGTAATTAATTCTTCCAAAAAATCATTATCGATAGATTCCCTCATTTTTATTATACGATTTTTTAAGTCTTTATATCTATTATCAGTATATTTCGTAAAATAAGAGTTAAACAATTCAATATCCAAGGAGACAAGCATCTCAGACACATAATCCCTTACATCGGCAAAACATGTTGGAGGATCGTTAAATGGAAATCCGACTGGTAACTGTTCTAAGACCTGATTGGCAATATTCGAAGATGTTTCTTCGTCATATTCGTAGAGACAAAGAATGTCTCTAATTGAGAAAAAATCAAAATCAAAAGAAGCAAGTTCTTTCGCTATGAATAAATCATGATTCTTATCGCCCTTGAGCGATGTAAAATATTTATACCCTTTTCTCTTCGTCATGATCTATTTCTTTCTACGAAGTTTTCTTTAAGTCGAATTCTTCTATCGAAGATTCAGTTGTAGGTTCAGTTGTAGGTTCAGATGTAGGTTCAGATGTAGGTTCAGATGTAGGTTCAGATGTAAGTTCTGTTTGTTGTTTTATTATGCTTTGAATATCTTCTATGCCTATTGGTTCTCCGACATTAAAACTATATTCTCCAATATCTATGGCAACTGTATATCCGCCAGCGTCCATTGGACCTCCTTGGAAAATCTTCAATGTTGCAGGAAATTCATGTAATGGCCCCTTTGATTCCGCTTGTGGTGCTGTTGTTTCTGTCGGAGCTACTTCTGATGCTCCTGTTGGTGTTCCTGGAGTCGAAGATGGAGATCCAGAAGTCGGTGATCCAGGAGATGGAACCGGTTCTCCGGGAGTTGATACTGTTGGATCTACTTCCTCCATACCCGGTGTAGATATATTTGCTACCGGTTCCTCCATGGGTTCAAGCACATCCACTAGATCTTTTTTCAATGATTGTAATTGCTGAACTGCACTAGTATCTCCAGTTGCGTGAGCTAAGCTTTCAGTAGACTTTATAAACGAAGAATATGTTTTTTTAATGCCAGACAAAGCTTTCCTCAGAGGCTCCAGCTGAGGATATAATTTAGTATCTGCAGTTTTTAAACTTTCAATAACGGTATTCAATATAGCACCTTGCTGAAGAATAATTCCTATTGCTTTCCCTATCTGACTATAAAGTGTTGCTATTTGCTGTTCATTAATATTAGCTGCAAATTTTTCCAGACCTGAATCATTAATGGATTTTGTTTCTATAGATTCTTGGAAAATAATTGGAAAAAATTGTTCATTTTCGGTTAGTCCATTTATCGATGATCGTAGTGTTGCCATAGATTGTAAGAATGGAGTAATTGTTTGTGCCACCTGTCTAAATTCATCTGAACCTTTTCCGAGTTTGCCAAGAAGTTTTTCTATTGGAGAACTACCAAGCAATCCCCAAACATTTGACCATTTTGGTCGAACAACAGAATCAATTAACCCCAAAGATTGGTTAACGCTTGCTAGACGAATCTTAATCTCGTCAAGGCGAGCTTGCATTGCTTTATCTGCTTCTAATTGAGGGTCGGTTTGAGGGCCGGTTTCTGATCCCCCTATATTTATGTCGTCTACAGTAAAAACACCTTCTGTTGATTCTGCATTCGCTTTAGATCCGTTGTCTGGACCTGGAAGTGTTTTTTGAGGAGCCTTGTAAGGGGCCATTTCGTATTGTACTGCCGTTTTATTCGCCTGTTCTTCGGCAAATTTATTCAACCATTCCATATTCCCAGCAACAAGATAAAGATCATTATTATGTTTGGTTCTTTTAAGACTCATTATTTTTCTCCGTAATTTTCCTTTGATAAACTCTATACACTTTTTCTTTTCTTTCTTTACCTCTAACTGTTTTACCCTTATAGTTTAGTTCGCTACGAAACTTTTTTCTCGCCCAAAAAGAACGAGTTTCTAGTGAAGTTCCTGTTATTGCAAGTAGATTCCTGCATTCTTCCATAGAGATTCCAACAAAATAGTTCAAGAAAATGTACTCTTTTTGCTTTGCAGTTAGGGACTTTATGGTTCTTTTCACCCTTATTCTGTGAGGTAATCCTGGTTTTTTACGCTTAAAGTCCAATAAAAATCGATTATCTACGATATTACCTTCGTATATATCATATTGATCCCTCAACATGATTCTGCTTTTTTCTATAATTTTGCTTTTCAAAGAGTATCCGAACGAATATCTATCATCGAACTTATAGGACATAATAATATCCCAGAAGAATATATAAAAATTATGAAATATATCTATTTTGTGGTATTTGACTGTTTTGTGGACGGAGCAGATAGCCTCAAACAGGTCTTCCATAACAAAGTTATACATTGACCAAAGTCGTCTGAATGCATCTTTGTCTCCCTGTTTGGCTCTTAAAACATACATATAGATATATGCTTTTTTGTTCATTTGATCCCCATCTGCCCCTTAACATTAGAGAGATCTTCCCTGGTTTCGTTGAGTTTTTCCTCAAGTTGACTGAGCTCTTCTTTGGTTGCAAAACAACCAGCATATTTTTCACTAATATCGTTCAATTTTTCATAAACCTCAACCAATTTATCAAAAATTGCAGGGTCGGGAGTTGTATTTTGGTTTTTGTTTGCTTTAACATTTTCTAAGTAATACTTTGAAATCTTAAAGATAAATATAAGAAAAATAGATACTATTCCAAAAATTATAAATGCAGCAAAAACTCCACTCACATCCTGTGGGAGTTTGCTTGGGTCTAGAATCTCTATATCAAACCAATTCATTATATATCCTCTATATTTTGTATTTTATTAATCTCTAAATTGGCAAGACTCAACATTACGGATATGTCTTTCTTTTCTAATCCGTAGTTTTTAATGATATTCTGTATTTGATTCTGTGTTTCTATTAGCTTTTTCTCAGTCATCTTTTGTTCGGTAACATCAACAAATGTAACTATACGAAATAAATTATCACTACCATTCTTTATTTCAATTGCCCTACAGGACATTTTGCAAGAAACTGGTAAACAATTGTTATTTTCTATTTCTACCCTAACTTCTATCGGTTTTTCGGAACATGGACAGGACGAAATGTTTTTTGGGCATAAATGTTTCTTTACAACAGAATTATTATATAATATATCACTATATTCATGAATATCAAAAAAATTTTCAAAATTTATATCAATTGCACTATCAAGATTAAACATTTGATTAAAAGATGCGTTTGATTCTAGAATCTTCCCAGATGAAAAATCAATTAGACAAATTGCCGAAGAAGTTGTTTCGAAAACTAATGATTTTAATTCTTTTTCGTGTACAATCTTCTTCTCTAACCGTTTTTGGTTCATAGCATATCTTATAGATCTTTCAAGCATGCTGGAATCAATTTTATCTTTGATTAAATAATCAGTTACCCCAAGATTCATTGCGTCGATATCTATATTGTCATTTTTTTGACCTGTAAGAAATATGATAGGTTTGTTTGGTATGAAATCTTTTGTTTCAGAAACTAAATCAATTCCATTTTTGATGCCAAGACCATAATCAACAAGATAAACATCATGCTCGTTTTTCCGCATAACAATTAACGCTTCATTATATGTGCTTGCTCTGTCTAAAACGAATATAACTCTTTTTATTCTAGATAGATATTTTTGTGTAATTAAAAAATCATCATCATCATCGTCTATAAATAATACTTTTATTTTTTCTTTCATTTGGAACCTCTTGGAAGCTTTGCTGACTCAAACCAAAATCTTCCAGTTCTGTACATGATTTCTTTTAAATCATCGTAGAAGCCGGGTTTAGTGATATATGAATTCGCACCACTCTGATAACTTTCCTCTATGTCCTCCCGAGATCTACTGGTCGTTAGAACGATAATGGGAATATCTCTCAATTCTTCATCTTCTCTGATCTCAATTAAAGATTCGATTCCACCCATTTTGGGCATCTTTAGATCAAGAAAAACAATAGATGGACGAGGAGATTCTTTGAATTCGTCTTCTTTTCTCAGGAAACGCAAAAGACTTTCACCATCAGTAACTGAATGAATATCTATATCTATATCTTTATCAATATAGTTCTCTTGTATAGCTTTTTCGGCAAATGATTGGTCGTCTTTGTCATCGTCAGCAATCAGTACAATAATCTTCTCCATATGCCGTTCCTTTATGATCAATCGGAATCTCTAGGGAAAACTTCGACCCTTTACCGTCACTACCGGAACAGCTAACCGTCCAACCGTGTCTCTCGGCGATCCTCTTACAAATTGCCAAACCTATTCCAGAGCCAGGATATTCATCTTTGCTGTGAAGTTTTTGGAAGGTTTGCCATAAGAGGTCGCTATATTTTTTATCAAAACCTATACCATTGTCTTCTACAGACAAAATATACCTGTCTTTATCTTCTGATATTACACACCTTATCCCTATAAGTAGTTTAATATTTTTTCTTTTGAATTTGATTGAATTACTTAAAAGATTTGTAAGCAATTGTTTCAGTTGGTTTGAATCGCAGTAAACCTTAGGCATTTCTTCAATTTCTATAAAAGCATCTGATTCTCTTATCTTGCAGTCTAGATCTACTGTAATTATTTCATTAATTATTTTATTAATGTCAGTTTCTTCGAAAGACTCTCCTTTGGTTGAAACTCTTGAATAATTAAGTAGATCATCTATAAGATTTTTCATTCTTTCCGCTGCATTGCTAATCCTTGAAAAATAATATTTACAATCATCCGTAAAACGATCTGCGTTTTTCATTTCTTCTCTGATAAGTTTTTCAAAAGCTGTTATTTTTCGAAGTGGTTCCTGTAAATCATGAGAGACAACATATGCAAAATTTTCAAGATCTTGATTACTTAATTTGAGTTTTTTTAGTGTGTTAACTAAACGAAACTCTTTTCTTTGTAATTCTGTAATATCATAACCAACAGCTTGAATCTCGACTGGTTTTTTGTTTTTGTTAAAAATTAAACAGTCTTCCCAAGAAATCCATCTCCATCCAGTTGGAGTCATTACCCTTTGATTCATTCCGCTTTTGTGATCTGATGATTTAAAAAGCAATTCAACTTGTCGTTCTGTCTCTGGTATATCATCTGGGTGTACTACGGGAGAATAAATCTTTCCAAGAATTTCTTCTTTAGATACTGCAAATTTATTGCAATATGCTTTGTTTACGAAAGTTATTTCATTGTTCATATTGACACGGACAATTAATGCGTGTTGGGTCTCTACTATTTTCCTATATCTTTCTTCGCTCTTTATTAGTGCCTGTTGAATTCTTTTATTTTCTAATCTACGATCATACTCATCAAAATGTCTGTTTACAATAAAAATAGATTCATTTTTATTGACTGGTTCATCATCAATTATTAGAATCTTATTTATCATCTTTTTTTTCCATCTTCTTCTTTCGCTTCTCCACTGAAAAAGAAGGAATCATTTTCCAAAATGAGATCGTGCAAAGACATAACAATCCATTCTTTCCATTGTGGGAACTTTTCAACATCAAAATCTACCAGAAGAATACTTTTTCTACCTTTTTTAATAATCTTTGACAAAGCAGTTGCTCGACTGTGATTTTTTCTTGGTAAAGCGATTATGGTGTCTCTTCTATCTTTCGTATAAAGCACCATAGGAATCCTTCCCATTGTTCTGGAAGAATCTTCACAAGCTTGTTCACAAAAGCTCTGAAATGTTTTTCTATCTGTTGTTGATTTGTCGGAGAATAAACAAAAAAGATCGATATCATATCCGGTCTTAACTTCCATTGAAAAAATCCATTCGGTAGGACAGATTAAATCTCCGGAAAGCACCTTTTGAGCATCTAATTGTAAAATATGGGTTGATCCGAAAGCACCCGAGCTGGGAACACGGTTAAATTTTATGCCAAACCGTTCAGTTAATGTCTTGCAAATTTTCAGTTCACCTCTATTTCCCTTTTTCTTGCTATTTGCCATTGAATTTCCCTCCAGTTAAACATATATTATATGATACGATATATGCTAGAAGGAAAGTGTAAGTTTTGTAACGAAACTTTGAGTAAGGTATTTTGTGTTTCTGTTTGATCCAGAAGTGTATTTTTTCACACAATTCCAACCTTCTATTATAGCACGGAAGATTTGATCAACTTTAACTCTCTCAACCTGGTGTCTGAAGAAATATAGTCTGTTTTTAGAACTTATTGCATCTACTGGTTTACCATTCTTACTCCATACTTCAGAAACATATTGACCAATATCTTCTGGAGATTCGTTTCCAAAATCCATTGCCATCCTGCAATGTGCGATAAAGGCCAAAACCTCCAATACGCTTCCGGTAAACGTCATAAACAAATCATCATAGTTTTCTTTTATAAAGATCTTATATGTTTCTCTAATGCTTTTATCTAGATCTCCATCCAATATTGCAGCAATGACAGTTTCTGTTTCGTTTATTCTGTTCCCTTCGATAATCCTAATTGCTTTTTCCGCATTGGAATCATCAACAAAAACTCTAATCTTTTTGATCTCCTGAATTGTAGAGCCATAATCATAGCCACAAATCTTAAAAATCTTATTTAGAGTTTGTTCACTTCCTGTCCATTCTGAAAATCTTTTTATAAAATCTCTTCCTTCAGGTATAACCTTTTTATTTGCAAATCCAGTTTTTTGTATTACTGGTTCGAAAAGTTCAAGATTGTCTCTGAATCTTTTATACATTACTGTTCGTTTGTCAATCGACGAAGAGATCGAATTTGGAGGAGAATCTATTACTATTAGAGTTTTTCCATCCGGAATAACAGATAAAAATCCTGTAAGCTTTTTAATGTCAGGAATGGGACCGTCATGAATAAAAACTTGCCTACTGTTCCCAAACACTGAGCTTTCGTTCATAGATCCGAAAATCTCATTTGCGTTGACACCAGTCAAATCAAATATATCTACATCTTCTTCTTCTTTGATGGCGTTGATAATTTCTTTTTTTCTTTCAATGCAAAGAAATCTATCTCCGCAAATCCAGTATAGATTTTTTACTGCGGTTGACATTGGATACTCTTCACAACGCTTGAGATAAGGCAGACATTTTTATCTTCGTCAACGATTTGAACCGGATCATGTGAACTGATTATTTTGAATGTAATTAAATCACCAGAGCATCTATTAAGCATTTCTCCAAGATCGTCAATCGTCAATACAATTTGATCATTAAATTCTTCACCTTCAATGTGGTCGTTGTCTAACGGTTCGGTTTCGTTATGATACGACTTAATAATCGTCGAATCACCTACGGCATTAAGCGAGAAATCTATTTTTCTTTCGTCTGTACTGAAATCCATTCTAATTCCGAACTCACCACCAGTAGCTAGATTTGATGATTTAATACAATTGACTAAATTGTCTCGTGGAACTTTGATGACGGTTTTGGTAAGATCGTCTTTAGAAGATGCAATCGATCTCCAGTTTGGCATCGTCTCTTTTGCTGTTTGAATGGCGTTTGGTATGGCATGCCATTGATGTGTCTGTTTTATTAGTGTGTATTTCTCTCCAATCTGAAGAATACAATCTTTGCCCTTCTTCAGACTTTTTAATGCAGGCATAAAACCGGCTCGAAGCGGGCATACGACTGCTTTTGGCTTTACATCTTTCCGATCATGACCCTTTTTATCATACCAGCAAATCTTCATCTTATTTGCAGCACATGAGGCTATGTCTTCTTTTGAGAAAATTTGAATCTGGACTCCCCAAAGATGTCTTCTCATCTCATGGGTATCCGCAATAAATTCAACCGACTCAACTGCCTCAATCAAACTTTCCGGATCTACTTCTACATCTTTTCTTTTTTCATTTGGAGGATTTTCATCAAAGAATCTAGGCTTTATTGATGTAAACCCCGTTTTCTTTTTTCTTCCTTTTTTGCCAAAGTCCGTACAGTGGACAACCAGATTGACACCTTTATTTTTGTCTTCTGTTTGAAAATTAATAACAGATCCTTTTGGATATGTTGCCATTGAATCGATGAAATTTTGTCCATCGACGAAAAACTTTCCAGGCTCATCTATCGAAAAGAGATCCGATACATCGTCAGAATCATCAGAAAAAGTAGATTTATTTATCAATGAACATACCCAAAATCCTACATTGGTTGCCATAAATAAGATTTTCTCATCGCTAACATCGATGAGAAGAGGAATTATTTCTTCCCCTTCTATTTTACTGAAAGCATTTGACTTTTTAATAATCGACAATGTTTCGTGAAGACTGTTTCGTGATACTTTGAATTTCATTCTGTTCTCCAATCAATCAAAATGTTTTATACTGTTTATTTTTTCTGGCTGTTTTGCTAGAATATCATACTGCGGCTTTCCAGACCATTTCCGATCATAATATGCTCTATTACCTTCTCCGCCCCTTACATGTCTGCTGGTGCTTCCAACGGCGTGATAAATCATAGCTGTTGATGTCATTGATACTTTTTTACCAGATTCCAAAATCCTATTGATAAAATCCAAATCTTCATAATATCTAACATCAAATCCTTCGTCAAAAACTCCCAATTCGTCAAAACATATTCTTGGGCACATAAAGCAGCATCCAACGACATAGTTGTCTACCGTTACTCCATATCTTAATTGTTCATAATGATGTGGACGACGAATTATTTTTTTGGGATTTTTTTCATAGCAAGTCGTTGGAGATGTCCAGTACACAAGTTTTAATCTTTGAAGATTTTTTCTCATTTCCCGTATGGTGTCAAGAAAAATAAACTCAATATCATTATTGGTTATGCATATGAAATTGTACTTAGAAATCTTTATCCCCTGATTCCATGATTTTGACACGCCAACATTTTGTTCATTCTTCAATATAGTAAATTTATCTGCTCCAATTATATTTTTATATATTCCCAATAAATCATCTGTCTCTTTATCTTTACCATTGTTTATTACGATTATTTCAAACAATAAATTTGATAGATCGTGAGACCCAATGAAGCTTTTAAAAAAAGCATCCGTAAGATGAGATTTTTCTAATACTGGGATAACAATACTGATTCCTTCGTCTATTTTTTCTGACATTTAAAACAACGCCTCCATCTGAACCTTCCCCTTAACATATATTTCTGTTTTGTTATGCTTGTTTGTTTTAATTATTTCAAGCATTTTTTTCTGATTATCAGACAAAAAGTCCCAGACAATTTCTCCTCTTCTCCATCTCCAGAAATACATAGAAAAGCTTTTTGATTGACTGTTTTTCCCAGGAGAGTCATAGCAATCCGAGAAAAAGAACATATTATTCCCTTCGAGAATTTCTAATGATTGTCTTATGTTTTTCTTTTCGTGTTCGATTCCAAGCCAATACACAATATCATGAAGATCGGAAAGAGATGATGTTGCGAATTGATGACCAAACAAATCAATACCTATTATTGTTTTCTTTTTAAATCCTGATTTTTTATACAAAGAAGTGTTGCCGTCAACATCGTAGAGGTAATGCTGATTCCCATCATTTGCAAGAACCTTTGAACCCTGGTAAACTGATTCTGAATTGAGAATCTGTTTCCCCATCTTCAATGACAATGATGCTGTTCTAATTGATCTTCCAAACCTAAATTCAGACTGTTTACTGATTTCAAGATGTTCCGTTGTTTGACAATTAAATGTTCGACAAATTGCCTTTTTATACGCTTCGTAGTTATATTCGTTTACGATTCCTTCTTCCCACTCAAAAATCAATTGAACGATTTCATCTTTATTAGCAGTGTCATATATTGGAATCTTTCTCATGGCATTAGCCCTCATAAAATATATACGATATTTGAGGTCTATTTACCGTCAACAAGCCTTCCTATAATAATTCCTATCTCGTACCAATCTTCAGCAAAAAAAATATTCTTCTCTATTTTTTCCATTACTTTTTCTTTGGTAATTAATCTAAGACCATTTAAGTCGAATGATCTATTCCATTTTCTGATTGGAACGATTGTTTTTACATCAGCTGCACATAAAGAAATTGCAATCCGAGGATCGTCTTCGACGGCAACATTGATCCCATATGTTTTTACGATTTTAGTTTTATCGGATTCAACAATCTGTCCATTAATATTTATATTTTTGTTCTGTAATGCTTCCGCCAAACGGAATTGAATCTCTTCAGTTGGTAAAGAGATAGTAGGATTATTATCAAATACTATAATAGTCTGTGTATCTGTTGGCGATTTTCCAAAAAACGAGGAAACTACCTCTTTTGACTGAGGGTATACTTCTGACATTTTGAAAAATTTATCTTGAATCTTATTGAAATAATTCTCTCCACCAATAGATCTAATTTTCTTCCAAGAATCGGGAGATTCCCATTTTGTTTTTTCATTTCCAGATTTATATGCAATATAATTAAATAAATCAACATCTCTTGTTAGGGTATTCCCCCAATCTATCATTATCCTTAATGAATCCATTTTGTTTTTCCTAAAATATCTTAGAAGGATCTATCATCTCAACTTCGCCCGGACGAACAATATTATCAATTCTTATAGCTTGTGGTCGTTCATTGTCATGCATCTTTTTAGTCAATCCATCTTCGGTAGTCCCTTCTGTAGTTTCTAATATAATTACTTTTGCTAATTGTCTGGACTGCACCCCTACAGCATACAGCTCTTCGTCTATAGAGGTGTTGCTTATCGGATCAGGTACTCGAAGCTGATTTATTACCTCTGCATTTTCATCAGTTTCTTGTGTTGTTTCGATTATTTGTTTTGTTGTTGTTTTTCTCGTTAACATAAAAGTTTCGTCAGTAGAATCACTTTTTACAATTAGTATTTTTGTGGCTCTTGGCATTTTTAATATCTATCTCCTTTGAATTGTTTTACTTATTTTTATATCATCAACTTTTTTTTCAAAAACTTTAGGATTAATATTTAACCTTTCTAGAGTTTTTTTTATTTTTGGACGACTTCTTACTATCGCATTATCTATACTTTTTGAATCTAATATTGTTTTTCCATCTTTATTCTTTTTGTAGAACGAAAGAATACTTGCAACTTCTTTATAGGAATATCCTTCGATAAATCTTAAAACAAAAACCTTTTGTTCCATATCTGATAAATTTTTTGAAACTTCTTCAATCAAATACTCTTCGTAGTCTCTTGATATTACTTCCATCGAATTTCCAAGTGAAGAATTACCCATGGATTTTTCCGACGCCACTGTTTCTATATACGATACGGAATCTCCTTCATCGTTTTGGATACTATCATCTAAACTAAAAGAAGTATTGAGAATTACACGTTTTTTAGCCATCTCTCTATTGATAGTAGTTATTATGTGTTTTCTAATAGATGACTGTGCAAAGGCCATAAAACTCCCTTTATTCGAATCATACTTATCAATAACATTAATAAGTTTAAGTGCTCCCTCTTGAAAAACATCTTGCGGCTCACCACCCTGGATAAAAAATTCTTTAGTTAAATGAGCTAAATATCCATACATATGACAAAGTATAGATTTAAAAGCTGCTTCGTCTTTGTTTTTCGCAAGTTTTATTTTTTCTTCCAATTCCTTCTTTGTAAGTTTTATATGTTTAATTCCTGGAAAGAAACCGAAATTTAACTCTTCTTTACGATTCATCAATACGCCTCCATGTGATAATTACTACTCACAAAAAGGTATATTGTGTATTTTGTTAATTATGTCAACTTTCTATTACATTTTACCATTTTCTATCTCTCTAATCATTTCTACAATACATGTGTCCAATAGAATATCTGTTCTATTTACATTTCTTATTTCATTCACATATGATGAAAATTTCTTTACCATATATATAACTAGATCTACACTGACTTTCGACTTAACCTCAGACCATTGTTTTCTTGATGGTTCTTCGACATGAAGAACGTCTTTCCCTACACTTTTACAAATCATCATTGTGTGTGCATTTTCAAGGAGATCTTCCAAAATTGCTTCTGGAAGTTTTCCTTTATTCACTATCTTCTTTACGAGATGCAATGATCCAAGGTAATCCTTGTTTTGCATAGAAACAAGAAGATCGCAAAAGAATCCTTGACCAAGGCTACGGCCAATGCATTCGTCTACCAATTTTACATCTATTGAGATTCCATCGCTTTGGCTGATAATCGGTTCAAGAATTGTTAAGGCATCTCTAACGCTTCCCTTTGCCGCCTTAGCAATACTCATTATTGCTTCGTTTTGAAATTTGGTTATCCCTTCTTTTTGGGCTATGATGTTTATAAATTTAGCTATCGTCTTTGTCTGGATTGCCTGTAAATTGAATTTTTGACATCTTGATCTAATCGTCGGTAGAATACGATGTCCTTCCGTTGTTGCTAGAATGAACATTGCTGATTCTGGAGGTTCCTCTAAGATTTTCAGCAAGGCCGAAGCTGCCGGACCCTTAAGGCAATGAACCTCATCTATAATAAACACTCTCTTCCTGCACATTATTGGATAATTCATTGCGGTTTTACGAATATCACGAATATTATCAATTGAAGTATTCGTTGCTGCGTCTAATTCGATAATATCTCCTGCGGCGTTACTGTTCTCAATCGCAGAACATATTGGGCTTTTGATATCATATTCTAGACTTGGACCGTCTTCGCAGTTTACAATCATAGAAATTATTCTTGCGATTGTAGTTTTACCAACGCCTCTTGGGCCATGCAGAAGATAGGCATGAGACAGCATGTCTTTCGCAACAGCCTTCTCAAAATATTTCTTTACATGTTCTTGTCCGATAATATTCTTTAGTTTTTTCGGTCTGTATTTCGTATAAAGTGATGTGTTCATTTTTTTCTTTACTCCGTAACTCTATCATGATAAAAAATCATAGAATCAAATTCATCGTGCCCTTTACTTTCAGGACAATACCATCTTATATAATCTTTTCTTTTTCCATCGTAATCTATAGTTCTCCAATCAATCAAATCATAAACTACTTCATTGAAGAATGGAAAATACATAATATTGTCGTCATCTTTAGATTTTACATCCGCATGAATAATGTTCAGGAAAATTTTATCTGCTATTCTAAACTTGATAAAATGTTCATATACAGATCTCCCTCCTGCAATCATTATTTCGTTACCGGGTAAAGTCTCTGCAAACCATAATGCCTTATCTATAGTGTTGAATGTATGATACGGTTTAGAATCGTCATGAAGGCACAGCGAAGTATATCCATCATAATCGGCGTCTAAGACTATTATGTTTCTGCCATCCAACGGAAACCCAATTGTATCATATGTTGTCTTGCCCATTATTACTGGTTTCCCTAAAGTTTTTTCACGAAAATAGCGAAAATCCCCAGAGCAATGCCAGGGGATTTCGCCATTCTTCGCAATAATTCCTGTACGATCAGTAGCAACGATTAAGGAAATTGTCTTCTTACCCATTATATTCAGTTGACCATTTTGCATCTAGTCTACCAAGTCTTCCAAGCTTATTGTACGCCGCTTTCTTGCTTGTCTTTAGCTTGACTGCGACCCTAGAATATTTGTCTTTCTTGTGTCTGAATCTATCATGCCACATAATCAATCTACTTATTCTTTGATCCGTCCAATAGGTTTTGCTTTTCTTTTCCATGTTGTTTCTCCCTTTCGACTATTATACGACATCGTTGTCGATTTAACTCATCTTTTCTTTTGTATAGAAATATTCTCTTAGGCAATTTCCACATCTATGACATACTGATGTTCCTTTTTCTCCTTCAATTTTCCCACATGAATATACCCATTTATTGTACTTGTATCTTTCCATGACAGATTCCCAGGCTGCGGTAGTGATGGCGTTATACGAATTTAAAGTACGTTTTCTATAGATGTATGAGTCCTTATGCTCTTCTGGAACATCGCCTGTAAAATATGCCATGAAAGTCAGAATGATTGGAATTTCTTTTTCTGAGTAATAGTTTACAACCCTTTCTACTAGATCAAGATTCCACAGATTCGTTCTGACTCTAACCATCATTAAATTTCTAGGAATTGGATCAATTAGATGAGCATTAAAATCGGTCATTTTACCAGGATTCACCGTCAATGCAACGGGATCTATAAATTCTTCGAGATCAGCTGGGATACATGTATTGAAGAACTTCATAGGATAATGTGTAGCAGAATCAATAACTGAATCTTTTTGATTGTTACTGTCATTTCCATCGTTCATTCTTACGACTCTTGTTTTACAATCTTCAATATCAGGCATATTAGGTAGATTTTCATCAAGAGGTTCAAGATACGATCTACCAGACTGAAAGAAACAATCCTCACAGTTCATTGGGCAAACTCCGGTCTGCGGAATAGCACATAGAATACCACTTCCTTTTGTTTTTGGATTTACTTTATATTCTCTGCGAATATAGGTTTTCATTTTTTATCTCCTGTTTTTTATTATTAATTAAACTGCCATCTCCATTTTTATTGATGGATGATGTTTATAGTCAATTAATTCAATATCTTCGTATTTAAATTCAAATATATCTTTTATATCAGGATTTAACTTTATTCTGGGGAATGTGTACGGTTTTCTTTTTATTTGTTCTTTTATTGCGTCAAAATGATTTTCGTATATATGAGCATCGTTGGCTACATAATTAAATATTCCTGGTTTTAAACCGCAAACATGTGAGAACATGTGCGTAAGCAATGCATAGGATGCGATGTTAAAAGGGGCACCCAGTCCAAAATCGTTTGATCTAATATACATTGTACAGTGTAACCTATCCTCATCCACGGAAAATTGAAACATTAAATGGCACGGCGGCAACGCCATTTTCGGTATATCAGCAGGATTCCATGCCGAAACAATAATCCTTCTGCTTTCTGGATTATTTTTTATTTGATCAATTGCCCATGAAATTTGGTCGATAGGTTCATTCTCATAATGTTCTTCTTCCAATATATAACCAACGGAACGCCCTTCTTTTTTTATATAATTTGGAAATTTACGCCATTGATTTCCATAAACTGGGCCTAACTCTCCATCTTCACATCCTGTTTTTTCTTGATAATCTTTTGCGTTAGCGTCCCAAATATGAACATTGTTATCTTGTAGATATTTAATATTCGTATCTCCAGACAAAAACCACAAGAGCTCATGAACAACGCCTTTCCAGTATACTTTTTTTGTAGTTAATAGAGGGAATTCTTCAGACAAATCAAACTTCATAACCTCACAGAGAAGTCTTCTTGTAGCGATCCCAGTCCTATTTTCGTGCCTTTTACCTTCTCGAAGAATTTTTCTAAGAACTCCAAGATATTCATTTTCTTGATGATACATTTTATAGATCCTTTCCTTTTTAAATTAGTCCTTGACTTTTTTTATATCCTTTCCTTTTTAAATTAGTCCTTGACTTTTTTTATATCAAAGTTTATCGTAATATCTATTCCACATCTCTACATATTCTTTTCTAATGAATGGTTTAATTACCACTCGCCTAAACCCATTAGCCCCAAGAGTTGTTTCGTAGATGATCTCATTGGCATTTTGCTTAGTTTGTGCGAATGTTGAAATTTGACACCAGGTCTCAGTCATTTCTTGGTTCGGTTTTTATCTATTTAATTTAAGTTGATTACTGAAAAATCCTTTTGGCTTCATATGTTTGTTAATGAATTTCTCCAACCTTGGATCGAATTCAACATCGCAAACATCAACTACAACTCTCCCGTTGGGAGAATTAAGACATCCATTATATTCCCACCCATTTATTGTGGTGTTGGCTCTTGTTTCTGTTTTCTTAGGACGGCCTGACCATTCGCCCCAATTGTAGCGAGAATAGTATAATTCCTCTTGAGAATCAACTCCAAATGAATTAACTTTTATTATGCGACACGGAATAATTTGTCCTAAAAATTCACCAGGTTTACCGTTGATATCCCATGCTTCTAGTCGAATAATTTCGACCCAATAGACTGTATCTCCAACTTGAGGTTTCATATCATAAGACAGAGATGTTAGCGGCAATGCCCCCGCTATTGATCCGCATGCAATAAATCTTCTTCGGTTCATTAAAACCACCTCTCACTAATTGTTTTATCGATCCTTTCCCTTTTAAATTAGTCCTTCTGATCCGTTGGCAATTAATTTAACCTTTTCCTCAAGGCGTTCAATTGTTCCGTTGTTGTTAACTGTTCCATTAAAACCTTCATAATTCTGAAGTGCGTTTTCAACAACATGTTGATCTTTTTCTTCTTGATCGTTTATTGGCATTTTTATAAGATAAACCTTACCTCCGATTCTTTTAATCTCATCGGCTTCGTATGGGCTTCTAACTCCTCCCAGAACAACATTTTCACCTTCCATAAACTCATCTATTCCATCGGCAGCAATTTCTGATCTAACGCCTACTAAGTTGTAATAATATAGGAAAGATGTTGATATAGACTCCGTTACGATCCCCCATTTTTTTCGTCTCGTCAAACCAAGGGTGTGATACAGCCAAATTGTAGGATCGATTTTTTTCGACATCAAACCTAGTTCTTGCAAAATCAATCTTTGATTTGGATCGTTTTTATTTCCGTTATACCCGAAAAAACGTTCTGCCAAAACAATGATTGGATCGGACATTTCGGAATGTAAAAAATTATGATCCCGCCTCAATATGTTTGCGATTGTTGTTTTGCCAACTTGAGGTCGAATACTCGAAAGGCCAATGAGCATTGTGGTCTCCTTGTTACTTTATTTTGATTTTTGTATTATTGAATACTTTCAAAAAAATTACCAAGAAAATCTGTAACTTCGCATACTACTCTCTTTAGAGTTTTGTCAGTTGTATCTAATAGGAATAGATTTCTTTTATGTTTATAATTTTCATATAGATGGATATACCCCTGATGTATCTTTTTATGAAAATCTAGTTTTTCTTTTTCGATTCTGTCAGGCGTTCCAAATTCTTTCGTGATTATTCTTTTCAATCCGATTTCGGGATCTACCAATAGAATAATCGTTAGATCTGGGACTAGAGAATCAGTTGATTTTTCATTTAAAAAATTAACATACTCTAATGCTTCTGGTTCTCCGTTCCTTCTACCCCAACCTTGATAGGCATATGTCGAATCAATATATCTATCAGAGACAACAACCTTACCTTCTTCTAATGCAGGTCTTATAACTTGGTTTACATGATTGCATCTATCGGCAATCATTAGAAAAACTTCCGCATCTTTATGTATGTCGTTGTCTGGACTTAATACTAATTCTCTAATTTTTCTGCATGTATCATTGAGAGGAGATCCCGGTTCTTTCGTAGCAATACACTGCCTATGTAAAGCGTTATTAATCCAATCAACAGATTTAGATGTAACTGTTGATTTCCCAGAACCATCTGGTCCTTCTATGGATATAAAAATTCCATTATTGTTGTTCATTTTTTTATATCGCCTTGTTTATTGTTTTCTTTAAATTTTTAATTGATTTGGAAAAAGAGACCATCTCTTCATCATAATAGACATCTAATGCACAAGTATTTTGACCCATATATATTATACTAAAACTTCTTTTGCATCTACTAGGTTTACAATATCTGTATGCTCGTCTGCCCAGTCAACACCTAGCCCAGGAGCGGTTAGGAAACTTCTAAAATCTTGAATATCTGGTTTGCGAAGTTTTCCAAATTCGAAATCTTCACCTTTTTCTGCGAGCTCATTCACTTCGTCTTTTGATGGAAAATCAATTCTAATCAACATATTCGCAACATATGCTATTTTCTTTTCCTTGTTTAATTCATCCCATTTCGATTTATATCCATGGATTAGAAACTTTATATCTGGATTGAGAACCGTTTTTGCTCCACGAATCCCTTCAATCTTCAAAGCTGTCCTCTGACTTTTGGGAGCCATCTTATCTGTTCTAAGCGTACAGGCAATCATTTCATGCCAAACATGTTCTTTCAAATCGCCAAAGATATCGTCTCTTTCCTGTAATAGAAGAATAATGATGTCTGTGATTTCTTGCGATCTTTCGTAAGTAGGAGCTGCCATTGTTTTGTTCCTTTTTCTGGTGATTTATTTTGTTTTGTGGGATTATTCGTTTTCGTTATTAGAGAACGAAAGAGACTTCCCATCGCTGTCTATATATACGATAGAGTTTTCCTTAAATTCTCCAGAAAGGATTTTTGTAGCTAGAACATTTTCAACTTCATGTTTTATGGTCCTTTTCATTGGTCTAGCACCATATTTATCAGAATAACCCATTTTGCACAATAGAGACCTCGACGAGTCTGATATTTCGATTGGATAACCAACATCAACAGAACGCTTTACGGTATTTGCGAATTCAATGTCAAAAATTTTACCAATATCATTTTTTTCAATTTTTCTGAAAATTACAACTTCGTCTATTCTGTTTAGGAATTCTGAACTGAAATATTTTACAGATTCTTGTTTAAGGAAGATTTCTATTTCTTTTTGCGACAATGTCTCAGTGGTATTAAATCCTAATGTTTGCTTTTTATTCAATTTTGATGTAGACAGATTTGAAGTCATTACAATTATTGTGTTTCTGAAATCAATTAACCTTCCCATATTATCCGTTAAGCGACCTTCATCAAATATCTGTAAAAAAATATTCAAAACATCTTTATGTGCCTTTTCTATCTCATCTATTAGTAAAACCGAATAAGGTCTTTTTCTTACCTCTTCTCCAATCTTACTTCCATCGTCATAACCTATATATCCTGGTGGACTACCTATTATCTTATTTACTGATATCTTCTCCATATACTCCGACATGTCAAGCCTGATTAATTTATTGTCTCCAAAAAGAATTTCTGATAATGTTTTGGCGATATATGTTTTTCCTACACCTGTTGGGCCAAGAAAAAGAAACACTCCAATTGGTTGATTTGGATCTTTAATTCCTACTCGCCCAGTTTTAACGGCATTAGCTATTAGATTTACCGCATTATTCTGTCCAATAATGGTTTCTTTAATTTTTTCATCAAGTGAAGATAATATATCTTTTTCTTTTCCGCAAACCGAAGCTAACGGTATCCCCGTCATATCGGCAACAACTTCATGCACCGTTTCTGTTTTTAAAGAATTAGAATCTTTCCCCATAACTTCCAGAACACATGATTCGTCTAAAACATCTAAAGCTTTGTCTGGGAATCTTCTCCCTATTAGATATCTGTCTGAAAGCTTAACAATTTCTATAATAATTTCGTTTTCTATCTTTATATGGTGAAACTGTTCATATTCGTTCTTTACTTTATCTAGGATATCTATTGTTGTGTCAACTGATGGTTCTTCTATTAACACATTAGAAAATCGTCTAGACAGGGCATCATCCTTTTGGAAAACTCGACGATAATCTTCCCATGTTATAGCTCCTATACACTGCACAGAACCCTTTGCTAATAATGGCTTGACCATCGTACTGGCGTTAACGGAGCCTTCCGCAGCACCTGTATTAATTAGTGTCTGGATCTCGTCAAAAAACATAACAACACGGACTTCTAATGAATTTGCATTCTCCATGAAAGTTAAGACGCTTTTCATTCTTTCTTCAAATTGTCCTCTGTATTTCGTTCCGGAAACTAAGTTTCCCATATTAACTGAATATATTTTTGTATTTTTAAATCTTTCAGGTACTTCTCCGAGAACAATTTTTCTAGCAAGTCCCTCTACAAGTGCAGTATTGTGCGTTACGATAAAGTTATCAGTTATATATAGATGGTCGTTATCGTCAAGTAGAATACATTGACATTCTTTCATTCCTATATGTTCTATGTTTTCTATTTCCAGTTTAAGATCTTTATATTGATAATTTTTAGATAATCTATTTTTTTTTCTATCTAGAAGGAATAATTTTTTTGGATTTTTATATCTAATTTTGAGATTATAGCTCTTTCTTCCATCTTTAACTAGCCCTTTATAGGTATATCTTGTATGTTTTTCTTTTATTTTACATATTCCACCTATTGAGCGAACAAGATACTGAACATCTCTCGATAGATTAAAGCTTGTAGTACAGAAACTAACACTGCCACTTTTATCTACAGTGCCATCAGTATCTAACAATCCTTTTAATAAATTCAATCTATTTGTAAAATTAGTTTCAAGATAATCTTTTGGAATAAATTTTTCATAAGATTTTTTATCCAACAATCCATACTCTCTAAGCTTGTTTTTATAAAAATGTAATTTCCCACTATATCTTGAAGATTTATGTTTTCCCATAGACAAATTATAATCATATTTTGTTGATTTATTTAAAACATATCCATTTTTTATTTTTTCATTTAAAATTTCAATTATTTGATCATCTGATGAAGATACTTTTATACAATATTTTTCAGAAATATATCCATCTCCAAGTAAAACTCCCAAAAAATAGGGATCTATTTTGCATTTTTTATCTATACTTAAATTAATTTCTTCTATCAGCGGAACATAGATTCTCCTTCCCTTGTTATTGTTTTTTTCGTTTATAATATCTTTGCATTCTTTAATAAACCATCTCGCTTTCCTTTTCTCAACAGATCTATGGCTTGATGTTTTCCAAATCTTCCATAGATGATTTTTTGTTGTCTGTGTAGATCTTCCGTCTTTAAATTTTATTTCGTAAATTTCTTGAATTCCTTGTGGAAAAATCCCTATTATTTTAGAAATCTTTCCAGACGGAGTTATAACCTCATCATTTATTTTTAAATCACCATTTTTAACCCATCCATCCGTAGTTAATATCTTACTATCTAAAGGCTGTGCTTTCCCTGTTCCAGGTTCCCCTATAGCGATAACATTTTTCTTTTTTTTCCTAGATAAAATTCGAATACACCGATTAATCTCATCTTCTCTACCGATGAATTTTTCGTCACTCAGAGACATTCTCTCATTTAAATCTTCTATAAATCCATTCTTTATTAACGAATCTCGCAATTTCCTTATATTATTCTTAAGCGGAGTAGATCCATTTTGTGAATCTTGTTTGTTATTCGCTGTCTCTTGAAAGATATCTTTCAGTAGATTATATGTTTCTCCTTTTTCACCTATAATAGATATTCTAAAATCACGACTATTAATACCAAAACTCATTAGCATTTCTTTTATCTGTTTTGTCGGATTGCTTCTGCCTCCGTATTCAGTAAAGGCAAGGATGACATGTTCGATGTTGATATATGGATGATCTAAGGCAGTAACAATTCTATCAGCTGAGTGAAGGATGAATCTAGTCGAAGGGTCTATACCCTTTTTTTTTGATATTGATTGGTTTTCGTTTATTAGCGGAAGATTTTGTATTTTTTTTACTATTTCATTTTTATCTATATCAAACTTCTCTATGATTTTTCCGACAATTGGAATGTCATTCCCATACCAAAAACAATGAATTAAATCTCTCGGATAGATACATGTTCTCTCGTCTGCTCGGGCTATTGCTTCCGCTTTTCCCTGAATAATATTTTTTAGTTCAGGAGATAATTTATTATTAAATTTTTCAAGCATCCATTCCTCTCCTGGTTTATTATCCTAATTATATCAAATCTAGTTGGACTGACCAACAGACATCTAATCTTCCTCCATCTTTTAGATATTCGTCTTTAGCCATTTCCGTCATCAAATCAACCTCTAACTGTTTACAACCAGTTACCTTCATGTCCTGTAAAAAACTGCCAGAGTATAGATATGTTTTCACTATGTCTCCTGCTTTTAAGGCAGGATTATAGGTAAGCGAAACAACTACCTTTCTTCCAGATGCCGATTTTTTTACGGGGATACTGTTTGGTTCTTTGTTTAGTATCTTAAAAATTCGGTCTGCCGGTAAAGTTCCACTTTTTCTAAATAGTTCTCTGTTTTTGTTATCTAGGATTAATATTGTCGGTAGATGTTCGACACTCATCTCTTCTGCTATCTTAAATCCAGATGTATCTTTTATGATATCAACATAAAGAACATCGTCTTCAGAAAAGGTGTTTTTTAAAAAACCTAGCTGTTTTTTGCAAAAATTACATCTGTCTGCTCCAAAAACAACAATTCTCATTCGACAAAACCTCTTTAAGAACATCCGGTTGTATTTCCACATCTTAAACAAAATTTGCAACTTCCATTATCTCGCATCGGAGAACCGCATATATCACATATAGTTCCAGTAGCTTCCGATTCGCCATTTTGTTCGATTATATCTTTATTATTCTGTTCTAAATCTTGTTTTCCCTTTTCGTTAGATAAACCTCCGTTTTTCTTTATACCTACCGCATTTATTTCTTTTTCAGAAAGAAATTTTATTGCCAAAAAACGAACTACATAATCTGCAATTGAACTACAGAATATAATATCTGTTTTTCCGGTAAATCCATGCGGTTCGAATTGTGTATTCATGAATTTTTTAATAAGCTCTTTTAGCGGAACTCCATATTGTAATGCAATAGAGAAAGTAATCGCCCACGAGTCAAGAAGACCTCTCATTGTAGATCCCTGTTGTGCTGCAGTTACGAATATTTCTCCCAAATTTCCATCTGGATATTTTCCACATTGAATAATTATATCCATTCCATTAATCGTTACTTTATGTCTGATTGAATCAGCGTCGTCTGGCATTCTAACTCTGGTTGCTCGACTTCTTTTTTCCCTAACAGTCGTTAGAGGTTGACTGCCTTTTGATCCATCTCTATAAATAGCAACACATTTAATGCCCATTTCCCACGCCGTCATATATGCTTGCATAATGTCTTCGGCAGTTGCTTCGTTTGGCATATTTATTGTTTTACTAATTCCTCCAGAGATAAATGGTTGAATAGCTGAAAGCATTTTCAGATGACCCATATACTTAATATATCTTCCAGTTTTTGTCTTGAATGATGTGTCAAAAATCGAAATATGTTTTTCATCAACGCATTCGCATCCGTCAATCATATTGTGTGCTTTGATATATGTCTTTATTTCTTTAATCTTTTCCTTGCTATATCCTAGCCTGTTTAATGTAATTTCCGTTGTTTCATTTACCATTTCAATTGAAACATCGGCACCGGCTAAAAGTTTGTATGTAATTAAACCTAAGGCCGGTTCACATCCCGTTGTATCACAGTCCATGGCCAAGCTTATTGTTCCAGTAGGAGCTAAAACAGTAGTAAATGAATTTCTAAATCCATTTTCTTTTCCGTTTAATATGGCATCTATCCAGGATTTATTCGCCATCTTAACAATATCTTCATTAAATAAATTCTTCTCTATTTCTTTTGAACTCTCAGAATGAGATTTCAAAACATCAATCATTGACTTCTTATTACTTTCCCATTTTGGAAATGGTGACATGAATCTACAATGATCTGCAGATCTACGATAAGCTGTTGCTGTCATTAAATTAGTAATAGCAGCTGCTAGTTCTCTTGCTTCTTCGCTGTCATATGCCAATCCAGACGACATAATCAACGACCCAAGATTTGTGTATCCAAGTCCAATTGTTCGAAATAGTTTTGTAGCTTTTTCTATTTTTTCATTAGGATAAGTCGCTTCGTCTATCCAAACATCCATCGCAGTTGACATTATCCAACAGGTATGAACGAAATCATCAGTTAAGAATTTTCCACTTTCTTTGTCGAGAAATTTCATCAGATTAACACTTGCTAAATTACAGCTTGTATCTGTTTGTGCTGTGTATTCAGAACAGTTATGAACAACGATTCCATTAGCTATAAAATGATCAGTTATAGGTTCTGTTATGTCGTATACTTCTTCTTCTCCAACATATTCTATACTTTTAAATTCATCATATTCTAAATCATCTTTATATGTTTTCACATTAGCGTTCATCTCTTTTAGGGAGTTGCTTTTTTTACTTAACTTATCAAATCCAATATATTTTTCAAATGTTTTTCTGTTCGTCTTGGATATCCTTAAACTGTGAATTTGTTTAACATTATATTCTTTTAGATTCCTATTTGAATCTGGTAATAGTTGTTTCAATTTATTTTTTCTATTTTTATATATTCTAGATTTAATATTAAACCCCAATAAAAGAATTTGAACCTGTTTTAATAAAATTAACGATGTAGAATCCAATGCGATGTAATTATTTTTCCTTCTATCTGATCCAACGGTTCCGTCTGCCGTAAATAAGCCCTTTAGAATATAAGAAATCGCATTTTTATTTAATGAAAAAACCTTATCTTTAAATTTTTTATTTTCAGATCCATTATCTAGATTTACAAAGTTATTTATAAAATTAACCATATTAGTTTCTTGCGTTGAAGATTTACATGATGTTTTTGTATTTATTGCATTTGATTTATATGTTTTTTTATCCGTGTTTCTGCATAGACATTCTTTCATTTCATTTATTGTTTTTGTATATTTTTCAACGATATCAGTTTCGTCTATCTTTGACATCGTCAACTGTAAGCATCCACGAGATAGGCATCCATCTCCAACTAATAATCCAATACACATGGCAATGTCTTTATTTAGATTGTTATTCCCAAAATTAACTTTCCCAATTTTTATTAAATCATTTTTCCCTAAAGATGAGCATTCTTTATCTCCTGTTTTTGTTAGAATTTTATGATCAGATGTGCATTTTAAAGAATATCCAGATCTTGTTGTAATTAAATAAACTGGTTTTATTCCTGTTTTAACCACTTTTTTCGCACAAGATATCTCATTTAATCCATTTAATATTAATGGTTTTTTACCGACAATATCTTTTATTCTAGATATTCCGCCGTCTAAACTGATCAATGTATCTCCAGTTACACATGGATTGGTGGCTATACATTCATCTGTTTTACAACAATTCATTTCGTTAATGAGATCATGAAATTGCATTCCAGGATCTCCACTTCTCCATGTTGCATTAGAAATTAATTTCATAATTTCTTCTGCATCATATTGCTTATGTCGTTTTCCAGATACAACGTATTTTGTCCAGAATTTTCTTCTTTTCTGAACGGAACGCATAAACATATCAGAAACTCTCACTGAATTGTTTGCATTTTGGAAAGTAACCGTACTATATGCCTCTCCATTATACGAAGGGTCAAAGCCTTCACGAATTAACGCATGTGCCTTTTCCTCTTCTTTAACCTTACATTGAATAAAGTCTATAATTTCAGGATGATCAACATTCATAATAACCATTTTTGCAGCTCTTCTGGTAGCTCCGCCAGATTTAATTGAACCAGCATTAGCGTCTGCAACCTTCATAAATGATAATGCCCCAGAAGAATGGCCTCCAGTAGAAAGAGATTCATGGGGGCTTCTCAAGGTAGAAACATTTACTCCGCTTCCAGATCCAGCTTTAAAAATCATCCCTTCTGTTTTGTTGAATTCGAGAATTTTCTCCAGACTATCTTCGATAGAATTTATAAAACAAGCACTTGGTGTCTGTTCCCTCCCTTGAAAGCCCATATTAAACCAAACTGGTGAATTAAAATAAGCTATCTGATTAAGTAAAATATATGTTAATTCATCGCGGAAAACATCCTTATCTTGTTCGTTTACAAAATATCCCTGATGTTCTGCCCACGAAGTATTCGTGTCAATAACTCTATTAAGTAGATGTTTATATGATGTTTCTCTATTTTTTGTTCCTATAATTCCTCTAAAATATTTAGAAACAATAATATTAACTGCATTCTGGGAATATGAATCTGGAAATTCAACATTTTTTTGTTCAAAAGCTATTTTCCCAGTTCTATGATCTTTAATTACAGCATCAAAATTTTTCCATGTAACTTCATCGTAAGGATGAGCTCCTCCAGTTGTAAAATGACGACAAAATCGTTGTTCTTCCGACATAGCATACCCTCTTAGTTAAGATTTTTCTATAATATCTACTGTTTTGGGAACAAAACCAGGTATAGGTTCAATTGAACCGTCCGGAAGTGTTATATAACCATTTAACAGATTTGCTACTTTTTCTAGTTCAGTTTTTGCGTCCATTCCTGGTTTTAAAACCAAGCTAATATCTCCTAGCTGTTCTCCAACCGGCAAAAAATAAATTTCCAGTTCATTATTTATCTCGTTACATACTCGTAGACAGATTCCGCTTGCATCTGCCGCAACAGACGAAAAAAGCAGATTACCCTTTTTTGTCTTCGCTGTCTTCGCTGTCTTCGCTGTCTTCACTGAATATCCCCTTCATTATTTCCCTGAGAAACTCTTCGACATTATCTAATTTCTTCTTATATTCTTCTTCGTTTCCAGAAACTTTACTTTTTCTTAGGTCTATTTTTATAGATGCTAATGTGTCAAGATTATCTGGTCCAATAAAAAGAAGTAGATAGTGAGCGTCGAACGGAATATATGTCAGTGAATCCATTACGAAAGATCTTCCAAGGTCAGCATCTTTAAATAATTTTATATCTAGATCGTGAATTACTCTAAAAACAAAATTTGATGTTTCTGTTGAGATAGTCCTTGGTTTCCCTTTTGGTTTAACCTTAATTCCCCTGCATTGTTCCGCAAAAGGAATGCTTTCTTTTGGTATTCCGACGCTTTCTGACATCTTTGCCAGTCTTTTTTTCCATTCCATAGGATTGGTAACGCCAAACATTCTACATGAAAATGGCCTGGAATCATATATCGTGCATTTTTTACCATCAAGCAATACACATCGTTTAACAATAGATGGCTCTAAGAAAGACTCATAACATTTATAAATTAACTCTTTCACTTCTTCTTCCGTTTGATTTTCAAGTTCGTTTAAAATCGCCATAAACTCAATCAAAAGAATAGGTGGCGAAAACACATTACAACAATCTGCCTCTACACCGTCTTTGCCAGGACATGCGTAGCATCTTGTTGGAGGTATCTTTTTGTAAACTTCTTTTAGTTTCTCATAAAGAACAGATACTTCTTTAGATCTTGTATCTAATTCCCTATCACATATGTGATAATTAAACTTCATAGATAAATCCTTTTAAAGAGTATTTTGGGCTCCCTCAAACATATCGTCAAAGGTATCCGTATAATCAAGCACACATCTTGGAAAGAAACGAACTAGATTAATTAACGAAGAAATCGGAACCATTTTTCCACTAAATACAAACTTAATCTTCTTTGATGGATTAATAGTCCTGATGCGTGTTTTTTTTATCTTTTTTTCGGTAATATGGAAATCTTCCGAATAACACTGTTTTGCAGAATATTCGTCACGAGCTAAAATTATAGCCCATTCTCCATCGGCCTCTGTGAATTTATACGCCTTTATTTCTTTTTTATCATTACGATTTGACATTTTCTTGCCTTTCTTCTTTTGAATTCTTAATTATATAAATTTCTTTAAATTATCTATCTAGTTCAATATCATAATTCCATGTTTTACCATGCTTATTAATTCCGAAGAATTTTTGAGTAGGAACAGATGCAGTAACTAGGTCGTTTATACTGTAGTCGTCTCCTCCAATAAAAGATGAATTCATGATGATTCTACCACCGGAACTTGTATCTACTTCTCCTCCCTGATGGAAATGGCCTAAAACAAAATAATCAAAAGAGCGAACATAATTGAATGTAAATTCCATCATCTCTTTCGTATTCGATTGATCAATTCCCTGGCTCCGCATCTCATCCCACATTCGTTCAATACTTTTATTACCATCAAGAAGACTTCTGTATTTTGCTTCGGTTCTAGTTATCCCATACCAGGGGATTCCCATATATGATCTTATTCCGCTTCCATGAATGAGAAGGAATTTTTTACCCATCACTTGCATAATTTGAAATGGTGATCTTGGAATGGTAAAATTAATATTACTATAATGGGAAAGAGAAGATTCCATAAACCGATACAGGACATAATCCCAATTTACAAACTTCTTCTCCATATTGAATTTTCCAACTCTACCATGATTTCCATAAACACACTGAACATCTACGCTTTGGAAAACCTGAGCGAGTTTAACTAACGCTTTGGGAAATTCAGAAGATGCCTCAAATAGCTGATCTACCACATTCTGTTCTGTATGTAGAAAACCCCATTTTCCAGCGTCATTAGATCCATGAACTAAATCTCCAAGGAAAGCAATATGAAGTTTCTCTATGTTATGTGTTTTCCTATGAAGCTCAGTAATACGGATAACCGCAGCCACATAACGCTCCATTCTCTTTTTGAATGTTTCAAGGCAGTATCTGCCAAGTCCTCCAACTTCTTCAGGTCGTACAGCAAGACCTAGATGAGGATCTGAAATTAACATTACCGCTTCTTGAGGGCTGGTTGAATGTTTTGGATGTTGAATTTTTTCTGGTATAATTACCGGAATCTTACTAACTGCACTTACAATCTTGTCAAGAACAAGGTTTTCTTCTGCCAAATTGGTTAAATGTTCATTAACTCTTCTTTGTTCGGCTTTTTCTAATATCTTTGCCTTTCTTTCTTCTATTAGATTTCTTGCTCTCTCTTGTATCTCGACTGGATCTCCATCCATTTGAACTTCATCTGCCTGATCTTGAAGTTCATCAATACTTATGTTTTGCTCTGCGAGGAACGCTTCCCAATCCGTTCTATTGAAAACCGATCTAACTGCTGGGCCTGTTGATTTGAATTGTTTTGCGAATTTTGCCCACTGTCTTCCTTCTAGTAGATACATTTGATAAAGTTGGACTTTTTCAATTACAGTCCATTGTCCATTTACTGGCATACGAATTCTCCTCTTGTAAGATACTAAGATAATACGATAATACGATATACTAGACCGATAAATCCTTCTGGATAGACATGAAATTTGGAAAAGATTTTTCGTTTATTGGTATTTCTCTTATCTTCTCTAGAATATCATCAGATATTTTATCTGAAGGAAGTTCATATAAAATCTTAATATACTGATTTCCAAAAACATCTAATCTAACTTGTTTTCTAAACCCCTTTTTCTTAAGAGTAATAACATATTCGTCTCCTGGATTTGGAGGTATGGTATATTTCTCGGTTCCATGAAGGGTTGGAATTTTAATTTCTCCGCCAGAAAAAACAAAATGTACAGGGACTGGCATATTCATATATATGTCGTAATTATTTAATGTAAAAATATTATGCCTTAATAGGTTCGTCTGAAACAACACATCTCCAAACATACCATCCTTTTTTTGGTTTCCTTTTCCACGAACCTTAATGGAAAGATTATCGTGAGTTCCAGGAGGAATTTTTAATATGTGTTTTTCTGTTTTTTGTTTAAATCCATTACCAGAACACTCTTTACATTTGTTCTGTATTTCCTGTCCAGAGCCAGCACACTTAAGGCATATTGTCCTTGAGGAAAAAAACCCTCCTCTATTTGATATTCTGACTCCAGCTCCGTTACAATAACTACATGTTATTACATTTGGTTTTCCATCTGCTCCTGATCCTGAACATTTTTCACAACGAAAAATTCGATTATATTCTATTTCTTTTTCACATCCATTAAACGCCTCTTCTATGGTTATTTCAATTATTATCTTAATATTTACTGGAGGTGCCTTTCTTTGGCCGGTTCTTTGTTGATTGTATTGGTTTCCTGTAGCAAATCTTTCAAAAATATTAAATGGATTAAATTCTCTATTTCCGAATGATCCCATGTTAAAAGACTGATTATTGAAGGAGAAGTTTATTGTATTCACTCCTCCATGATCATACATCTGTCTTTTATTTTCGTCAGAAAGAGTCTCATAGGCTTCTGAGACTTCTTTAAATTTATCTTCTGCTGAAGAATCGTTTGGATTTTTATCTGGATGATACTTTAAAGCTAGCTTTCTGTAAGCTTTTTTAATCTCATCCTGTGTTGAATTCTTTTTAACATTTAGAATTTTATAATAGTCTTTCATTAAAATAAATTATCCTGCATAATAAGAGCATCTTGCATAGATGTAATACTAACATCAAACTCTTCTTCTTTCTCTAAAATTTTAAATCTCTCTTTTGAATGATCGGAAACCCATCTTCCGCCATCCATAAAGTCAAAAACATAAGATTTTTGTTTTTCGTATGATATTTTTGGATCTACTCTAATTACCCTACCGACTCTCTGTTTGGCTCTAGTAGCTGCTTTTCCCCCTCCAGCTAGTATCAATCCACTAAGACATGGTAGATCCAGACCTTCGTCAGCAATAACAGATCCTATCAGAATTGATATTTTCCCATTAACAAAATCAGACAAAGTATTTCTTCTCTCTTTCTTAGGGGATGAACCGTGAAGAAAAACTGAACCTGGCAATTGAGATTTCAACATTTTACCATGTGCTATTATCTGAACAAGGATCATCGTTTTTATATCTTGACTCATTAAAAGATTCGCCAAACTAATTATACACTGATTTCTTTGTTCATTCTCTGTAATATGTGATTTTCTGTCTTCTGACCAAGTATTTACTAAAAACGGTTTTTGTTTTAAGTCGATAAATTTTATGTTTGGTTTAACAAGATATTTTAACTTAATCAATTCTGAAGCTGTAACGACTGATGTTTTTCTCCCAAAAAGACCCTCTATAGTTAAATACGAGTTGTCTATTCGTTCTGGAGTCGCAGATCCCCCAAAACGATAATAAGCGTTTGGAGATTTTAACATTATAGATTTACATGTTTTTGTAGAAAAATGGTGAACTTCATCTGCATATATCCCAACAGTTTCTGTTATCAATTTTTTTATTAAGTTTCTTTTCTCTTCACTTTCAAGATGTTTAAGATCTTCTTTTTTAAACTCTTTATATTCGGATTCATCCCATTCTGCAGCGTTTTTAATTTCTTTAAGATATTTTTCTATTGCTTTTTTTGATTTTCCACTAAGATAACATGTAGTAGCTGTTTGAACTGTAACGATGTTTATATCTCTTATATCACACTGTCCATCTCCTACAAGACCTACTTTTAATCCTGGGATTGCTTCTTCTAATTTTTCTTGAGATTGGTACATTAAGTCTTTTGTTAGAACATAAAAGATAAATGGAGCAACACCAAGCTCCTGAATAATCTTAGCTACTATTAGAGTTTTTCCTCCGCCAGTGCAGCACTCTATTATTCCCCTTCCTCTTCTAATACAGTTTTCAACAATCTCTGTTTGATATTCTTTCCTTAATTTATACTTTTCATGATTCCATGAAAGATCTAATGTTTTGTTTGGTTTTTTAGTTTCCCAAACGATATCTGGAGTTATGTTATAGTTTTTTCTAAAAAAAGTAACTACTTGATGTGCCAACCCAGAAAGAAAGGTACTTGTTTGTCTTCTATAAAGATGTATCTTTCCATCCCAAGCTTTTTTCTTTTCTTCTGGATCTTCAATATTTCCAATATATTTATCAGAATATTGACATCCAGGAACTATGAAAGAGAGATATTCGTATAATTCTCCTCTTACATTATATGGAATGTTTTCTACAGTAGACCATAAATTGCGTAGTCTTATTTTTGGTTTAGCCATCTTATTCTGTCTATTTCCTCTACCAGTATATAAGATAAAGTGATTCTGGTCTTTTTAAATTATGTTTTAGAAAAATTATTTTTTCTTACCAAGACACTCCGCAGGAGAGTCTTGCCAGACCACGAAGTGGCTGGCTAATAAAGAAAATTATGCAGAGAATGTTGTTTGATTGATGTTAGATTTTTATTTTTGAAAAAGGTATAATGCTGAATCTACTTGGTTTACGAGATTTTCAGAAAAAAAAATGAAGAAAGAGCTAAAACTTTTCCTAAAATTTACGATATTAAGACCGGGTACGGGCTCAGAACCTATGTTTCTAAACTTTGGCTTCTAATCTTATTCTAATTTCTTTCTAAGCCAGCCACTTCGTGGTCTGGCAAGACTCTCCTGCGGAGTGTCTTGGTAAGAAAAATATATAAACATATGAAACAGAAACCTATTATAAGCTTCAAATAAATTTAGAAATAAGCTTATTAGAAAAAAAAAAAATATTATATGTTCGAATTTTAAGAAGTTTATAATAAGTAAAAATTTTTTATATGTTTCGTTTTTCACTAAAATATTTAGCGATTTTATCGATACTATATGAGAGATCTTAAGATGATATTAGAAGATATTATATATAAGAAGCCAGAAAGACGTAGACCCAAAGATACTCCGTTATGTGCCTATAGTCCAATTGATTGGTTTCATCTTTTTGCCGCTAAGTATCTATATCACACAGGAGAAAGATATAAGTTTACTAATTATAAGAATCAGATTTGGTATATATCAACTATATATGGAATTGTTGTTAATAAATATAATTGGAGTGCTAGAGATTTTGAAAAATTTATAACAGATATCGCAATTAGATATACTCTTAAAAGGGGTAGAACTCCTAGTTTAAGAGTATTTGCGTTAAATAGTAAATCTCATGGTCTAATTAGGATGTTTGATGAGATATTAGTAAGAGAAAGAACACATGATTATTTTGAAAGAATTGTTTTTGTTAAGTTTTACCCACTTAGGCCAAGTCAAAGAGATCTTGAATTATTTTTTAACAATATGCATAATGAAGGCATTTTATATAATTATGGAATAGTTAATTACCAGAGGTATATTCAGATAAAACACAAACTATCTTTATCTGAATCGATTAATAAAACTAAAGAAGATTTCCTTAAATATGCTTCCAAAATAAAGAGAGATATAAAAACAAGAGATAGATTTATTGTTGGAGTTTTCAAGAACTCGGTGTTATGGGAACCGTATACTACTCGTAAGCAGCGAGACATGTATGGCGAAGATAATCTAATTGTAAATTGGAGAAATGTTTTTAAGAAGATTATCGATCATTTTGATCTTCAAAAAGAAAAATGGTGGAAAGATAAATCATATACATATGAGATTATACAAATAAAAGCAGTGAATGATTTTTTCAAAACATTATGAAGGATTTAATTTATGTCAAAAGAACATATTGGATGTGAGGATTTACCAGACGATAGAATGAAAAATATTCTTTCCGCACATATTGGTTTAGAAAATAGAATTAAAGAAAAACTTAAAAAAGAAAGTAATATTCCAAAGATTTATTGGAAATATAGTTGGAAAAGCTATCAGCCTAAAAACAACATAAGAGAGACTGGAGATATTAATATTCCAGGAGTTGTTAAATCAAGATTGGAAGCGAAGAAGAAATGTTTACTTTTTGTTAGAGATATAATATCTTCATATAAAGAAAAAGACAATAAAGATGAAAAAAATTCATTATGTTTAATTGGTCATAGCGGATCTGGGAAGTCTGTTCTTGGAACTTTAATATTAAGGAACGTCATACATTTCCTTAAAGAATCTGTATTTTACGAGACATTTAACCAATTAGTAATAGACTGTAGGACGGCTAATTTCAAAGAACATGCAGAAGAATTGTTTGATAAATATATTGAACCAGAATTTCTAATGATTGACGAAATAGAAAGGGGATATTATTTAGATGAGAAAATAAAAACATACATTTCTATTATCATTGGAAGAAGAGCTTCAGAATGTAGACCGACAATTTTAACGGCGAACATAGAGATATCAGAAGAACTTTCAAATATTTTAGGAGTTTCTACATATAGGGTGTTGGAAAGAGGATCGGTATACTATAAACCTATTGAAATAGACACCCTAGTTAAACATAAAAGAATTGATTTAAAAAAATTAAAAAAAGAATTAGAATCTGAAAAATATAATAGAAAATATTATATTTCACGAGAAGATTTTAGTGAAATGACAACAAGGTGTATAGAGGGGTATTTTCATGGGTAAGGAAAAACTAAGCGGAATTATAACTGAATATGAGAAAAATATTCTTCATTATGTTTTATCAGACATTAAACATCTTCAGTATGTGTTTGGCGAAAGAAAAATTAAGACATTATATTTTAAAGATCCAGATATTAAACTGCTTCTAGATATTGCAACTGATAATTTTCGTCAGCATCAAACAAAATTAGTAAGAGAAGAGTTGGAATTACATCTTGACGCCAAAAGAACGGCCAAAAGTATAGATAAAATTGAATATCAAAATCTACTTGGCGTGTTTGATGAAGTTACTGGTCCTGATTATGATTTGAAAGATGAGCAATTTACGAGAGTCTTTAAGTCGTGGCTTGAAATTGAAGCGTCTCCGAGAGTAGAAACAATAATACAAAAAAACCTTCATCTCGTAAAGGAAAATAAAGGTCTTGAGTTTGTTAGAGTGATGAATGAGGCTTTTGAAAAAGATCTGGTTTATCCAGATAAATTTGCGTCTGTAATTTCATCTCTAGATATAAAAAGAGATTCAAATAGACAAGTACAAGATTTTGAAGACAGAAGAGACCCAGAAAAAAGAAAGGAATTAATTGGTATTCCTACGGGGATTCCAAAGCTAGACAAAATATTTGCCGGTTTCGAAACAAAAGGAGGATCATTAACTTTAGTTGGTGGATTAGTTGGACATGGGAAATCGACCCTTATGCTTAATATTAGCAGAAATCAAGCAATGAAGCCAAGTATAGGGAAGAAGATTTTAACCGTAACATTAGAAATGCCAGATATCCAATGGGTTAGGAAATTTAATTGTATTGATTTACAGATGAAATATTTAGACTTTCTTGTGGGAGATAGAAAATCAGTTTCAGAGACTCAGGCAGAACAATTTATACAGAAAATAAAAAATAGAAGTTCGTCAATGCCAGGAGAATATAAAGTTCTATTTATTCCGGCAAAGGCTTATTCGTGGGATCAGATCGTCAACGAAATAGATAAAAGATTCCCAGGATATAATCCCGATATTATTTATATAGATCAGTTATCTTTGATTGGTTTTGGTAAATATTCAAAAGAGAGACCGGATTATGCGTTAGGATTAATAGTTAGAGATATGAGAGCATATGCTCAAATTAGAAAGATTGCTATCGTACTGGCCGTTCAGGCAAATAGAGCTTCAGTAATAAGATCGAAGAATGGAGAAAGAGAAATTGATATTAATATTGAAAATGTAGAAGATTCAAATAAAGTTGGAGCTCATGCTGATAATTTTATAGCAATTCATCAAGAGGGAGATGAAAAAATATTTATTAAAATAGCAAAACAAAGAGAGGGAGCAAAAAAGGTAATTTCACTAAAAGCGAATCAAGATATGTGTTTGTTTTATGACGAGGGAGACCCCGATATGATATGTAAATTACCAGAGATTGAGGGTGATGATAGCGATGACGATTCCGACGAAACGATTTTTGCTGAAGAAATTGAAGAAATTGGAGGAGTTGAAAAAAAGAAAACTCTAGATGATGTACTTAGAAATGTTAATTCGAAAAAAAATTCAAAATCTAATATCAAAAAAGTGGAATTAGACGATGTGTTTGACGAAGACACAAACTCTCTTTTCGAGCTTGATAATGAAGAAATTAATAATGTGCTAAAGGAAGATGTCGAAGAAAACAAGACTAAAACTAAAGATGCGATAATGGATCTGCTGTAATGGCTTCTGAAAACAAATTAATATATACGGATATATGCGAAGAAATCAAAGCAACCGTCAGTCTCCAGGACGAAATGGAGAAGCATGGAGTGACTTTATTGAGGTCGGGTAGGCGTTTGCGTTGTGTATGCCCATTTCATGACGATTCAGATCCGTCTATGTATATTAATATTGAAGATGATCCGGAATGGTTTTTCTGCTTTGGATGTGATAAAAACGGAACAGTAATAGATTTTATACAGTATTTTCAAGGAACGAATCTTACAGATACTATAAAATATTTTTGCGACAATTATGCATTTAAGAATTCAGTAAATGTTGTTAGCATAGAAGACCTACTTGCAAAAGATTTAAAAAAAAAGAAAATTAGGCATCTTGTTATTCCATTTGCAATGAAATCCTCTATTTTGGTTAACTCTTTTCTAAAAGAGTCTTCTGATAAAAAAAGAGATCTAAAATCAATTAAACCTCTTTTGAAGGAAATTGATCGTGCCGTTGAGATGGAAGACAGAGTTTATTTGAAGTCTGCGTGTAGGGTTTTGGACAATGTTATAGAGGCCAAGAAAAAAAAGAGAAACTGAAATAATTATCTAAAAGAATTTGGCATTTTCACGATAACTTATATAGAGAAGGGCGAACCATCCATGAACACTATTAACGCAGAGAGCATGAATGGCATTTTGCAATATGTCGGTGGCGTTGAGGATTTTCATAAACAATATTCAACTGTTGATCAAACATTTTTATATCATTATGAATGCCTGGACTGTTCTCTTAAGTATGGGTTTCTAATTAATTTTATCGATGAACATCAAGAGCAATGGAGTGTAAATGTTCCGCTGAGCTTACGAGCATATCTGAATGTAAAATTTTATTCTGATTTACATTCCATTCGAATATCAACGATGCATAACTTTATGAATGTAATCTCAAACAGATATAAGGTAAGTTTTGTTTGTGCGATAATAAGAGACTTACATAATGAATATTTCGAGACTTATCTAATAGTTGGAGATGGTAAGAAGTTTACGGCATTAGATATTAGTATTTCGGATATTTTATCGATAACTAACACTATATCTTTTCCGATATATATGAATAATAAAATAATAGAAAAAAGAAAAATAAACAAAAAAACTGTAATGGGATACCTAGAATAGGATTATTATAATGACTGAAAAAAATAAGATCTCTCAAGAAGATGAAGAAGTTGTTTTTCAGGTTGAAGATGTTGATAATGATCTTAGTGAGGAAATTCTAAAAGTACTTGGAATTGAATCTCCGGCAATTCAGGATACCTCTCTTGAATATTTACGGAGAATTACAAATAGAAAGATTTATTTATTTGGGGACGTAACTACAGATTCTATTCTAAATGTAATATACCAAATACATATATTGGAACAAATTGATCCAAACAAAGATATTGAACTGATAATAAACAGTTGTGGTGGAGATGTTATTGATTGTTTAGCTTTAATTGACGTTATGAATATATCATCATGCGATTTCCACATTTCTGTTTTAGGTTTAGCCGCAAGTGCTGCGTGTTTAATTGCGTCCAACGGTACAAAAGGGAAAAGGAATGCCGGACCAAATTCAGAGTTTATGTTTCATGAGATAACGGGAACAATTCCGGCAATGAAAACAAGTGAAGTGACATATTATAAACAAGAGGCAGTTAGAGTACAGAAAAAATTTAATGCAATTTTTGCAAAAAACACTGGAAGAACAGTAAAGGAAATAGAAAAAGTCTTTTATCGTGGAGATAAGGATGTGTATATGACGGCTAATGAGTCTAGGAAATTTGGCATAGTTGACCATGTGTATAGCAACAGAAGAGCTAGAAGAGAGAAAAAATAAAGGAGTAAATTATGACTGTTGAATTCGTTCATCTACATTGTCATACAGATTATTCGCTGTATGACGGATTTATGTCGCCTGAAAATCTTGTTAAGCGAGTATCTGCCTTAGAGCAGTCTGCCGTAGCAATTACAGAGCATGGCAAGGCTGCTGGGTTTATTAAGTTCCAGGATGCATGTAAGGAAAACAATGTAAAGCCTATTTTTGGTTGTGAGCTTTATATGTCTCACGATCTTGATATAAAGAAAACAAAGCGTTATCATATACTTATTCTTGCCAAGGATAATGAAGGATTAAAAAATATTTATAGACTTTCTGCGGAGGGACATAAAAATTCAGCATATGGCTTCCCGAGGGTTAATTTTGATATATTAAAAGATCATAAAGAAGGGCTTATTATTCTTTCTGCCTGTATCGGAGGAGAAATACCACAACTGCTTTTGGCAGATAAAGAGGACGAGGCAACGAAAGTTGCTCAGCAATATAAGGATGTTTGGGGAGATGACTTTTATCTAGAAATTGATTGGCATGGGCTTCCTGATCAAAAGAGAGTAATTCCAGGAATTAGGAGAATTGCAAAAGATCTTGATATAAAAACGGTAGTGACTAACGATTGTCATTACATAAGCAAGCGTGATGCAAAGTATCAACAGTTTAAGAAGTCCATTTTACAAGGAAGACCTATACCGGATAGCGATTTAGATGTTGAAGAATATTATGTAAAATCATATGAAGAGATGGCTGGACTTTTCCCTGGCAAAAAAGCTTGGTTGAAGGCTATGCATAACACGGTTGAGATTGCAAACAAATGTAACGCTGAAATTGTTTTTGGAGAGGCCAATCTGCCAAAGTTCATTTTCGAAGAAACCGATGAATATAAAGAATTTAGAGATTCTCAGTTTGGCAAAAACGAAGAACAGATGTATTTGAAGTTTAAGGCGTTGGAAGGTCTCAAGTGGAGAGGGCTGGACCAGGACAATAAGTATAGAGATAGACTGGAAGAGGAACTTGAGACGATTCGTTTTACGGGATTTGATCGTTATTTCCTAATTGTTGCTGAATATTGCGAGTGGGCCAGGAATGAGAATCTTCGTCTCGGTGCGGGACGCGGCTCGGGTGTAGGTAGCCTTGTGTTATACTGCCTTGGAGTTACTGGAATTGACCCAATTAAATATAAACTTGGAATGGATAGATTTCTTTATTCAGAGGCAGAATATCGGGTTGGAATTGGAGATTTTTTCCAAGATCAAGAAAATCCTGTTTGGGAATCACAAGGAAAAGGAAGCCGAACAAGAGAGAGGACCGAAGAGGAGAAGATGAGTGGTAAAAAAATTCTGGACGCTTGTAAGAAAAGAATAGAAAAATTAGGACTGTCAGAAAAAGAGACAAAAAGAATAAAAGATGAACTTAAATTCATTTTATTCAAACCTACTCTTGTTGATGATATTGTTGATATAGTAAAATATAAAAAAGAATCTGGTAAGATTGGAGACGTAAACAAAGTAAACTCTTCCCTGTTTAATGTCCTTGGAATAACATCTAAAGAGGCAGATGTTTTAAAAGATTTTCATTTTGAATTTATCGTAGATAAACAACAGAGTCGTATCAGTCCTCCTGATATTGATATTGATTTTGAACACAGAGAGAGAATCCTTCAGCATTTATGTGAAATATATGGGGAAGATCAGGTTGCTTTAATTGGCACGGTGAATAAATTTAAACCAAAAGCTGCTATTCAGTTCGCTGCAAAAGCTACAAACATTGTAAACACTCAATATACAGATGAAAAAAGGTTTAGTTCAGAAAACGATCAAGAAGCAAAGCGTATTTCTAAAATAATGTTAAACCTCCCAATAACGCTCTCTCAGTGGACTGGAGAAGATCCAGATTTTTCCCCAACAAACAAACGAGTACGAGAGGCGATGGATGCCATTAAGGTTGAGAAGAGGAAATATCCACTTGCCTTCGATGTGGCTTCTCGACTTGAAGGAAAAATCAAAGCTTACGGCACTCATGCCGCAGGAGTTGTAATATCTTCAAGACCAATTACGGAAGATATACCGCCTCATGTTGCCAAGGTACAGAGGGATAATTTGATTGATTCTGGCTTAAGTTGGGATGACCATGATTTGATCAAAAAACAAAAAACACATGATTTAATGACGACGCAGTTCGATATGGATGAAGTTGAAAGACTTGGTCTACTTAAGTTTGATTTCCTGCAATTAAACACTTTAAGGCAGATATCTTTAACATTGGATCTCATTAAGGCTGTAGGTAAAGAGGTAGATTTTGATATCGATGGTCTTGAGACTGATGATAAAGAAGTTTTCAAAACAATTAATGATATGAAACTTGAGGGTTTGTTTCAGATCTCGGGAGATGCTTTTAGAGGAAAAGATTGGCATAAAAACGATAAAGAAACCGGAGAGAAGGCTTATAAAAAAAACAAGAAAGGAGAATATATATTAGACGAAAACGGGAAAAAGGTTGCTGATATTTGGCATCAGAAAGGCGTGATGGAGATTATTGGTTGCTCTAATTTCGATGATATTGTTGCTCCAAACGCCCTTGGTCGTCCAGGCCCACTTGCCTGCAACATGCCTAAGGCATATGCTGAGGGGAAAAAGAATCCTGATAGGATTGAATATCCACATGAGAAACTGAAAGATATACTTGAGCCAACATACGGAACTTTATGTTTTCAGGAACAGCTTATAAAGATGGCTCAGATTCTTGCCGGGTTTACGTTCTCTGAGGCAGACGGTCTAAGGAAGGCGTGTGCAAAAAAGAAAATCGAAATGCTTGCCCCTATTGAGCCGAAGTTTAGGGCTGGATGTAAGAAAAATGGGGTAGATGAAGATATTGTTGATTTAATGTGGGGCATAGCTATAGAATTCGGCGAATATGCTTTTAATCTTTCACATTGTTTATCTGAAAATTCCCTATTGTTCGATAAGGAAAAAAACGAATTTATCGAAGTGAAAGATATTTATGGTGGATGTATTTTAGACTCTTATCTTGATGGAAATTTAGTAGAAGATGAAGTTGATGAGTTGATATATGCTGGGGTCCAGGATGTTTATGAGGTGGAATTGTCAAGTGGACAAAAAACAGAATGTACATTGGAACATAAATTTTTATGTTCTGATGAAAAATATAGAACAGTTAGTGAGATAATAGAAGGTGATTTTGAAATTTTATACGAAGTCTCATAGAGTATGTTTCGATAAGGAGATTCGTGTAATGACCAAGGAAAGGATAGCTCCAAACAGAGTTGAAGTATCTATAGAAAATTATAGAATAATAAGAAAATTATATTTTCAAAGTAATTCTCTTGAGAAAATACATAAAAAAACAAAATTTACAGTTAGAGTGCTGCAGAGAGTTAGGAATGAAAATAAATTAATAGAAAAAAGAGAAAGATATTATAGATTTTTATGTTATTTATCCTTTTCTACAGAAACTAGATTAGAAAATATATGTAAAAAAACAGGAGTTAGATACACATCTTTAATTAAGTTTAGGAAAAGAAAATGCATAAGGACTAGGAAAAAATTACATCCAAAAAACAAGAGAATGACCGATAAGTTAGAGAATAAGATAATAAATGATTATAATAACGGATTGGTATCTCGTGAAATAGCTTTGAAATATGGGTTTAAAACGGGAAAAACTGTTTTGGATGTTCTAGAAGATAAAGATATCAAAAGAAGAGAATCTAAGAAAATAACATTTTATAATGTTGAGTATTTTGATAAAATAAATTCAAATGAAAAGGCTTATATTTTAGGATTGCTTTTGACGGATGGTTATGTTTTGAAAAATTATGACGGGATTGCAATTCAGCTTATAATTGATGATAAGTATATTCTTGAGAAAATTGCTAATGAATTAGGTAAATCCGCAACAGTCATAGATATAGACTGTTCAGTTAGAAGGAAGAAGAGTAAATATAACATCAAAGACGCGGCTAGGATGTCATGTCACTCTAAGGAAATATCAATGAGTTTAAGGAAGTTCGGAGTCGTTAGAAACAAAACATTAATTTTAAAATGTCCTATTATATATAAAAAGTATTTATCCCATTTTTTTAGAGGACTGATTGATGGCGATGGATGTATTGGGAAAAATAAAGATGGGTATTTGTGGGTGAACTTAGTGAGTGCATCAAAAGATTTCGTTGAGGGCGTTATTGAACTACCTTCTGGATTTAAATTTAGTTTAACAGAAAGGAAACCGGAAAATGAAAAGCATAATTTAATTTATAAAATGAGTGTTCTTGGAGGGCAGATCGAGAGGATTCGTTTTTTGAGATGGATGTATAAAAATAATGATGGATGGTTTTTAAGGAGAAAATATGAAAAAGTGCAAAGTTTTATCAACTAAAAAGATAGGTGAAAAACAGACATTTAACATTTCAATGAAGTCAAACCAACATAATTATGCTGTTTTTGGAGAAGATAAAAAAAGATTTGTAATCAGTAAAAATTCAACAGCTTATGGATATATAACATATCAAACAGCTTATCTAAAAACATATTATCCAGCAGAGTTTATGTCTGCTCTTTTGACCAGTGCCGCGTCTCAAAGTGATGATAAACTTGAACTTGTTAAGTCTAGATTGAAAGAAGAATATAAGAAAATGGAGATTATTTTACCAGATATTAATTCTAGTAAAAAAACATATTCTCCAACCGAAGACTCGACAAATAGCAAACCTAAAATAAGAGCACCATTCATGTCAATGAAAGGTGTAGGGACAAAGGTGTCCGACGCAATTGTCGATGCGAGGGAAGAATATGGAGAATTTATATCTATTGAGCATTTTCTTGGGGCATTGAATTCTGGTGTGAAATCAATGGTGTCAAACTCCTTGGCTGAGCTTTTAATTTTAAAAGGATCATTTGATAGTATTGGAGATAAAGAGAAGATTATGCAAGATATGGTTAGATATAATTCAATTAGAAAAAGAGTTATGAAAGGAAAGAAGAGCTATAATGATCCGCTGATTGAGCAAGAACCGGTTTGGTGATCGTATAACTATGTAAAGCCTTATGAAGGTCTTAAATAAATCGTTAGGAGAATGAATAATGTCACTTAGAACATTTGAACCAAGAACAATGAAGGTTACGAAATGTGCCGAAAGAAAAGTCAATCTTGATGGAATTTCCAGTAAGTATGACAATATAAGCTGGAGTACCTTTATTTCTCATGAGTTTGATTTTTCTTCAGAAGAAGAATATGAAGAAAGAATACAAGAAATTTCAGATAAAGCTGTTTTCCAGGTCGAGAAAGATATAAGAAATAATCTTATTATGCTTAAGGTTATGGCTGAAGATATCAATAATGATGCGTTATTAGGAACTGGTCCCAATCTTGAGTATAGTGAAGAAGAAGCAGAAGGAATGAGAGTTTTCATAGCGAGAATTCAAAAGCTTGAGAAAAGAAAACAAGTCAAACAGATCGATAAAGCTGTTACAAATTCTCCTTCGAAAAAAGATACAACAACTGAATTGTTAGATTCTGATGATGGTGAAGACTTTTTGTTTGGAGAAGAAGAGAGCGGAACGGAAGATGGCGATGTAGAGATCGTTGTAGATGACAGTAGTGCTATTGTAACTACAGATGATGATATCGGTTTATTTGACGACGATGATGATGAACCAGAGTCTACGACGGAGCCAGATAAAAAAGAACCAGAACTTGCATTGACGATAGAAGATCCCGAAGATGTTGATCTTGATGATTTCAATTTTGATGATTTTACAGACGGATTGTTAGATGACTGAGGCGATCATGGACGAAAACGAAAAAATATCATTTCTAGGTTCTGATGAAATCAACAATCTTCTACTTGAAGATAAAAACAGACCATTTAGGTCGTTGCTTCTTAAGAAGGTTGAGCAACTTCATGATCGTAATTTCTTAGATGTTGACTCCGTAGAAAAAGAGTTAGATAAAGTAATCAATAAAAGTCTTATAGAGTCAGAATATGACTACGATTATGATGATCTTGAGTTATATGGTAGACTTATTGGTGATATTGATCAATATCGCTCTAGGCTTTCGGATCTATTAAGTAAATCTTATTCAGACATGCATACGGTTGATGAATATTATTCGCTATTGGAGGATGTTTGGATCGGGAAATATTCTAATCTTTCTTCCACCGACAAAAGAAAAGGTGAAGCTAAAGAAATTTTGGCTTTTTTGTTGGATGAAAAAATTATAAGAAAAAATCTACATGAATCTGTAAAGAATAAATTTCATCTGATGAATAGTAAACTTGATTCTTTAAGTAGAAAAATTACTATAAAACAAGAATCTTCAAAACATTATAGGGGTCAATATGTTGAATATAAAAGTGACGGAGATTCTAGGTCGATTGAAAAGACTAATATAGAAGAATCTCAGAAAAGGGATTTAGAGAAAACTACATGGGATTCGTTAGCAGACGACCTATTTAATGGTTGATTTTTCATGTTTTTGAAAAATAATCATTATAGGCAGGATGTTGATCTGGATAAATCGTATAATACTATTGCAGCCCAAAGTGCTGCCAGAAAATTGTCGGCGGAGACAAAAATCCGCACCAAACTAAACGACGGAATGCAATAGGCATTCCCAAAGGAGCAAGACTATGAGTGATAGCGTGTATGACCAAATTGCAGAAGATGAGAAGAAAAGAGAATTAGCACCAAAAGGACGGAAGGGCGGATCAACGGAAATCTTCATGAAGACCTCGGCGGGGAAGTATCAGGTCCGGTTGATCGGAGAGCCCAAGAAAGTCTATACCCTCTGGGATAATAAAACAAAGAAAAAGCATATTGTACCTGAGGATCTCGTTAAGAAACTTCGAGATGCGAAACTTGGTGTTCGTGAGCAGATTGCTTCGAATATCTTTGATCGTGCCGACAACAAGGCTAGAAAAGAAAGCGGTAGTGGCGTTCGTATAAAGATTATGGAAAAAGGTTCTACCGTTTTCAAGCCAATCATTACCCGTTATGTAGAAGTTACTGGTAAGGATGGAGAAAAGGTTCACCCAGGTGGACCAAAAGCTAGCGATTGGCTTATTAAGGTTACTGTTTCAGATCCTGACGATCTTCGAAGCACAGAGTATAATGTGACGAACCTTCAAGATTCTCCATTCTCGAAAGAAGAGATGTCTTTTATCGCCAGAACACCAGATCCAAATCTTATTAAAGATCTGCTTCCTGCGAATGTTTTTAGGAAAGCTGTCGAGTCAGAATATGCTGAAAAGTATAAGGATCAAGTCCTTGGAGAAAAAGGGTTGATTGATCTTGATGCGTTCTATAATGCCGAGAAACACAGAGAAGCGTTGTTGGAATTATTGGAAGCGGAAGGCGGATCAGCTCCATCTGCTGACGAAGATGTACTTGAAGATCTCGATGTTTCTTCAACGCAAGACGTTAAGGAACTGGATATTAGCGATTCAGATGTGGTCCAGGAACAGGCAAAATCAGATTCTGAGCCTACTCCAGTATCAGACGAAGATTTAGACAGCATTCTTTACTGATTTACGACGATTTCTCAACTCATCCCACGACTAAAGTCGTGGGATGAGTTTGGGATAAAAGTAACATTTCAGATATATGATTAAAACATACAAATATAAGTTATATAATTCAAATAAGAATCGTGCTTTGCACGATTCTATAAATACAGCATGCTTGGTGTATAATCATTGTATTTCTCTTCATAAGCGATATTATCGTTTATATAAAAAAACATTAAACACTTATCATCTTCAAAAACATTTAACAAAACTAAAGAAATTAGATAAATATAAAAAATGGAAAACATTAAATTCTCAAACAATTCAAGATATATCAGAAAGAATAGAGAAATCATATAGACAATTTTTTAGAAATTTAAAGAAACATAGACCGCCAAAATTTAGATCAAGATATCATTATAAATCTATAACATTTAAACAATGTGGATTTAAATTATTAGACGACAATAAAATCAAAATAGGAGGAAGGACATATAGATATTGGAGATCGAGAGGTTTCCGGGGAAAAATAAAACAATTCCTTGTAAAACGAGATACATTGGGAGATTTTTATATTTTCTTTTCCGTAGAGAAAGAATTAGAACAAAAGGCATTCAAGACGGGTAAAATCGCAGGATGCGATTTTGGTTTAAAAATTTTTCTAACTACTTCGGATAATGAAAAAATAGAATCTCCATTGCATTTTATGAATAATTTGAATGAATTAAGAAGAAGAAGTAGAAATCTATCAAAGAAGAAAAAATGTTCCAATAATAGAATAAAGGCAAGATTAAGTATTGCTAGAACCCATCGAAAGATTCAGAATCAAAGACATGATTTTCATTTTAAATTAGCAAATAAATTAGTTGAAAAATATGATAAACTTTATTTCGAAGATTTAAATTTAGATGGAATGAAAAGATTGTGGGGTCGCAAGGTCTCTGACCTTGCTTTTGATCGGTTTTTAAGAATCCTAGAATGGAAGGCGTTAGAAGAGGGAAAAGAAGTAGAATATATAGATAGGTTTTTCCCAAGCAGCAAACTTTGCAGTAACTGTGGAACGATTAATAAAAATTTGCAGTTGAAAGAGAGGGAATGGACCTGCGTCTGCGGCACAGTCCATGATCGAGACTTTAATGCTGCTAAGAATATATTAAGAGCTGGGACATCAGCTTATGAAGGAGATAAATCCTCTTACTCTTCTCGTCAGAGAAGAGTAAAGGTTTATTGTTGATATCAAGAATTCTTCGACTTTAGTCGCAGTCGCAGGAGTATGTCAAAACCCTAGCAATGCATACGGATTTATGGTGAATTTTATATCTTATTTGTATGGTGTTTATGTGCGGTTTTGTTTTATAAAAAGGGGATTTAAAATGGCTAATAAAAAACAATCTAATCTAGAAAAAGTTGTTGATGGTTTTGATGGAGAAGAATCTGCAGAAGATAATATGGAAGTTGAAGAAGATGATAAACAAAAGCAAGCAAAAGATATGATAGATAAAAAAAGAGCAGAAATTCAAAAGAAAAAGCAAGATGCAGACCGTAAGGCGGAAAAGGAAGCAAAAAAGGTAGAAGAAGAAACGAAAAAGACTTTAGATGTATTGAACAAGAAATATAAAACTGGTATCGTCACGTTTGGATCAAGTAGTCTTGCAAATGTTGAGTGGTTAGATAGCGGGATAGAAGAGTTGAACGAGACGATCTCCGGGATTAAAGACGGTGGTTGGCCAAGAGGAAGAATGATTGAATTGTTTGGTCCGGAAAGTTCTGGGAAGACTGCAATGTTGTCGTGGGCCTATGCCTCTGCTCAGAAAAAAGGACTGAAGGTTCTACATTATGATGCTGAAGGAACTTACAATAAAGAATTCGCCGCAATGAATGGTGTTGATGTTTCTAAGTTGCATTATTCAGAAGAAGATCGGTGTGAAAAGATCTTTGAAGAAATAGAAGGATTCTGTTTGAATAATGAATATGATATTATTGGAGTCGATTCACTTGCTGCTTTAGTTCCAACTAGAATGGCGGAATCCGAAATGGGTAAACAAGATTATAGTCCATTGGCTGGAGCTATTTCAAGATGTATGCCGAAAGTAAGTAGTGCAATTAAGAGGAGTAAAACGGTTGTTATTTTCGTAAATCAGGTCAGAGATAATGTCGGTGTAAAGTATGGGGATGCAGAGAAAACCCCAGGTGGAAGAACATTAAAATTCTATGCTTCTCTTCGTATTGATGTTAGAAGGAAATCTTCCAAAAAAGGAGAGTTTCCATATTTATATGATGCGGATGGACGACCAATTGGTCATCGTATGAATGTCAAGATGGCGAAGAATAAGCTTTCTATTCCTTTCGGTCAGTGTATTATAGATCTCATGTACAAGAAGCCAAGTCCTATTATGCAGATTGTTTCAGAGGCAATTGAAACAGATGTGATAGAAAGACAGCGAAGGAAAGATGGGGTACTTTGGGGTAAGAAATTAACCTATATGGATCGTAATTTTGCTCCAAATTCAAAATACAGTGCAAGTGAAACTATTTTCTGGCTAAAGGAAAACGGATTGCTCTGTAGTCTTTTGGCGGATATGGGCGTTGAAGATTTTGATGAGTTTATTGAAGCTGGAGATCTTTCAGAAGACGATATAACAAGTTATTTGGTCTCGACAATATAATTTCGCACCATGTACTATGTGGACTAAGAAAAGAAAAAGCTAAAATGTCTCTCTATTTGAACGATAACTTAAGTATAGAGTATGAGAAGGCATGTCGGTTCTTCCAAAGACAACTTTATGATGGTGATAAATCAAATGTCGCAACGGAGTATTTGGAGAAAAGGGGTATCAGTCGAGATGTTGCTGAAAAATTTTCTGTTGGTTGGTGCCCTTCAGATACAAAAATATGGAAGAAGTTAGAACAGTTGAAGGGAATGGTTATTTTCCCAATAAAAGACGAATATGGTGATATTTTGGCTTTCTCTGGAAGATCGCCAAATGATAAAAGTGAGATAAAAAGTGGAACAAAGAGATGGTGGAATGAGTCTTACAATAAATCGTTTTTCTTTTATGGTCTTGATGCGGCTCTGCCAAATATTCTTAAAAGAGATTATATGATAATAGTCGAAGGCCAGACGGATGTAATATCTTGTCATAAATTTGGTTTAGATTTTGCAGTAGGTTTAATGAGTAAAGATCTTTCAGAGATGCATATAGCTAAACTTTCTAGATTCACATTTAATATCATTCTAATGTTAGATGGAGATAATGCCGGAAGGCAAGCTACAGAAAAGATAAAACAAACATTAAAGTTGCATCGTTTGCCGGGCCATGATTATAGAAAGGGGTATAATGTTATAGATATCAACATGAATGCGAAGGGCGTTTCGTATGATCCTGATGAGTTTTTAAGGAAATACGGTCCTCGTTCTTTGATTAAAGAAATCGGAAGACAGAAAAAACTTATTGAAAGTCAATAGAGAAGGGAGAACATATAAATGAGTAGTAATATGGATGATTTGGTTAAAGGTGTTATGATGCATGAGGTTGCTATTCCTCATTATAATAGATATCTTGAAAAAAAGGGCATATCGAGCAGAGATAACAGAGGATATCTTCATTTTCATCCGTCTGCATTTGGTGATTGCATAAGAAAGATGGCCTTACAGTATCACTCGGAAACTAATGAAAAATTTAAAATTGAGCAACCAATTGATTTAAAATTTATGAGGATATGTGACGCTGGTCATGCGTTTCATTATCGTATGCAACAAGACATGTCGATTATGGGAATTCTCAGAGGACTTTGGCGATGTAGATCTTGTGGAAAAGTTAAAGGAAAAGAAGATAGGTTGGGAACATTTTTGCCAGATTCTTGCGAATGTCAAGAAAAATCAGATAAAAGGAGAGGTATTAAGCTTTTTGAATACGAAGAAATTTTTCTCAAAAGTGAACCTGAGTATAATTTTAAGGGTAATTGCGACGGTGTTATCGAGGTTGTTCCAGGAGACGAAACAACTAGGTATATTATAGATTTTAAATCTATGAAATCTGAACGTTTTGCGTTCCTTAGAAAACCAGACGAAAAACATGTAGTACAGGTTATGATATACATGTGGCTTTCCGGAGTTGACAAGGCTATAATTTATTATGAAGATAAAAACGAACATGCAGTAAAAGAGTTTATAATACCTTATAATAGGAAATTGGTTGATAAAATTAAACTAAATTCAAAGAAGCTAAAAGTAGTTGTTGAAGCGGGAAAAGCTCCATCAATTCCGAAGAAATATTCAAAAACAAAAGCTCCATGTCGGTGGTGTGAGTATAAAGACTATTGCTTTTCGAAGAGGTAAAAAATGCGTTTTGTAGAAGATTTCGATGTAATTAAGGTAAGTAAAAAAGAATCGTTATCCGGATTTTCAGATTTTCAATTGGTTAGACTTTTTCAGGACGATATTGACCAATATAGAAAGAAATGTTGGTGGGTATGTCCAGCGTGTGGATGTCGGATTAGATATATAGATTCTATGTTGTTGCGTGGGGAGTATTATGTTCATGTGATGAGATGTCCGCAGGAAGTTAATAGGAAAAATAGTTCTGTTATTTCCGTTTGTTATAAGAATATGAATTTGGTTCATTCTTTAGGTTATAATTTAGATTCTGAATATTTCAATGAATTATTTGCGAGATATCAGGACAGATTGATTTTTGAAAGCAAGAAAAGCTGGGCTATTGATTCTCCAGATGAAGTTTATTCGATACTGTCATCTTGTTTTACAAAGATAGTTGCTCAGTTTGCCAGGAAAAAAGAGTTTAAAAGCAGAACCGATAAATGGTTTTCAAGCTTTTTTTGGTCTTCGATTCAGAATAGGATTGCAGATCTTCAGAAAACTAGAAATTATCTCAAGAGAACCCCTCCGATTCAATGTCAGATTTCTGGAAAAATTCTTGGTCAGATTACATCAAGACATCTCTATAAGGAAGCTCGTAAAGAGATTACCGATAAGATAGTAGAGAGAATGGGAAGAAGGATTTTGGAAGATTCTGGCGAGTTGTCATGTTGTTTTTCGATACCAGAATCTGATGAAAAAATAGAAAAAAGAAGTTTAATGATTGGATATAATAAATTTAATTCTTATTCCGAGAAAAGACGAAAAGAGATTTTTAATCTTGAATGCATAGAAATTTATATGAGTATGTTTCCTGGGTGTTTGATTAAAAACCATGTTCTCTCTATTCATCATCCGTTATCCTCTGATGATAATTCTGAAGTTGAGGCGGTTGCAAACATTGATGTTTTATCGTCTCCTAGCGATCCGATAGCCGATTTCGAAACTAGAGATTTGGTTAGTGCTTTATCCGATGTTGTTTTTGAAGAGATTGGTGATGAACCTGATTTGTTTAGCTCGGAAATTACAGATGATCAAAAGAGAGAAACTATATTATTAATTATCGAAAAGAAAATATCGTATGATAATGAAGAAGATGATGATGGATTATATTGCAATATGGCTATAGATTTGGAATTGGAGAAGACAAAAGTCGGAGCAACTTCTTTCATTATCGATTTTATTAGAAAAAGTTTAAGGTGTAGAGAAATAATGGGATTAATATCTACCGAAGAATGTGCTAAAACTGGTGCAATATAAAAAGGGGAAAGTTACTATGACGAAGCAGAACGAAGATTCGATTGATGCAATGAATATTCAGGATGAGAAAACGAGAGTACCAGATCTGGCGGAATTAAGATCTAAATCGATTTCTAAATCAAAAGATATGTCTCACGCTATTATAGCTAAATTTAAAGAGCATGGATATGTTAAGATTAGAGCAATTGGTCCAGCAGCTATTGGGAAGGCGTATACCGCATTTACAATCGCAAGAAGTAAGTTTATACTAAACGATATTGAAGCGATCAGTTATGGATCTTTTTTTGATATTAAAATGGAAAATGGAGAAGTTAAAACCGGAATCACATTGACAATCGAGGACAGATAAGTTCTGAAAGGTCAAGATATCATGATAGGTTATAAAGGAACAGGAAAAGGTAAATGTCTTCATCTCAAATATGAGGTTGGTAAAACATATGAACTTATAGAAGGTGAATTAAAAATATGCGAAACTGGATTTCATTTCTGTAATAATTTCAATGATATTCATTATTATTATCCTTTTTCAGATAGAGATATTATTATATTCGAAGCAGAAGTATTGGGAAAAGTAGAAGAGGAAGAAAACAAATCTGTCACAGATAAGATTAAGATAATTAGGGAGATTCCTAAATCAGAATATAACAAGCTGTCTGATAATAGATTTGAATACGACGAAAATGGGAATATGATAAAGTCTGAAGATTCAAATGGTTACTGGCAAAAATATAAATACGATGAAAAAGGAAATAAAATAAAGTCTGAAGATTCAAATGGTTACTGGAGAAAATTTGAAT